TCGCGGCCATCAAGGCGGCCCACGAACAAGAGCAGCGCGAGCGCGACGATCGTATCGCCGCACGCGCCAAACAGGAGGCCGAAGAGCGCGCCGCCGCCGTCGCTCAGGTCGCCGAGCGTGAGCGACTTGAGGTTTTGATTGCCGATGTCGAGCACAAGGTGCGCGCAACAGTCATCGACGCCAGCACGCCTGGCGGACGCAAAGAAGCATCCTCCTTGGCGTTCAAGGTCGCGCGATCGAAAACGGCCTTGGACGAAATGGGAAAGAATTTCGTCGCGGAGCTCAAGCGTGCCGCTGGTGTGGTTGATGCCGACCGGCACATCATCCGCGACCGTCTCGACGCGCTCCGGGATGAGGTCCGCAGGCCTGTGGATGAATATGAGGCCAAGGAAGAGGCCCGGAAAAATGGGCACGCGAGCATGTTGATGGAGCTGCAGTCGCTGGCAACATTTACAGCAATTCCAACTGGCGCCGAAGTGTATGCCAGAATTGAAGCTCTGCGGCATTTCCAGCCGGGCCGTCAATGGGAAGAATATCAACCACAAGCAGAACACATGCTTGTAGTCGTCAATAATTCACTAGATATAGACCTAAAGGATGCGCTTAAACGTGACCAAGAGCGCGCCGAACTTGAGCGGCTGCGCAAGGCGGAAGCTGAACGCGTAGTCGCGGCCATCAAGGCGGCCCACGAACAAGAGCAGCGCGAGCGCGACGATCGTATCGCCGCACGCGCCAAACAGGAGGCCGAAGAGCGCGCCGCCGCCGTCGCTCAGGTCGCCGAGCGTGAGCGACTGGCCGCAATAGCCCACGCCGCACAGGCCGAGGCCAATGCCAAGGCAGCGGCAGAAAAGGCCGAACGCGACAGTATTGCGGCCGAGGCCCGCGCAGAGTTTGAAAAGGCCGCAGCCGTCGAGGCAGAGCAACGCCGCGCGGCGAAAGTCAAAGCAGACGAAGAGGCCGAAGCCAAGCGCCGGGAAGCCGACATCGAGCATCGGCGAAAATTCAATACCGCTGCGGTGGACGACCTCGTGAACTTTGCCGAACTCACCAAAAAACAGGCGCAAGCCGTAGTCGCCGCGATTGCTGGCGGGAAGGTATCGAATGTCAGAATCTCATATTAACGTCATACAAGGCAGTGAGTTATGGTTCGCCGCGCGCTGCGGCAAGGTGACAGCATCACGCGTGGCCGATGTCATCGCCAAAACCAAGACCGGGCCGTCAACCAGCCGCGCAAACTACGCCGCGCAAATAGTGGCCGAACGCCTGACTGGTAATGTTCAGGAAAGTTACACCAATGCCGCAATGCAACATGGAACGGAAACCGAACCTGAGGCCCGCCGCACATATGAGTTTTTCTCAGGAAGAACGGTCCACGAGGTTGGCTTCGTCGCTCATCCGACAATCGCCATGACCGGATGCAGTCCGGACGGTTTAACAGATGACGAAGGCATGGTGGAGATAAAATGCCCAATCGTCGCTACCCACATCGAAACGCTTCTAGGCGCTTCGGTGCCCGGGAAATACATCACGCAAATCCAATGGCAACTTGCATGCACCGGTCGTGCCTGGTGCGACTTCGTAAGCTACGACAACCGCATGCCGGAATCCATGCGGTTATTCGTCAAACGGATTGAACGCGACGATGCCAGAATTGCCGAACTTGAACGCGAGGTCATCAAATTCTTGGCAGAAGTCGACGCGACCGTTGCTGACCTTCGCAAGCGGTATGAGGCCGCGCCATGAACCCAGTGGCCATGAAATGGGATGGCGCCACCATGACGCCGATAAGCCGCGCGTTTCTTGATCGCGCAGCTAAGCAATTCGTCGTCGGACACGTCTACCCGATGGTCGCACAGGAGGCCCGCTCCCCCGAATCACACAGGCACTATTTCGCATGTGTGCATGAGGCGTGGCTGAATTTGTCGGAGGAATATACTGATCAGTTGCCGACCAGCGAGCACCTGCGCGCATGGGCGCTCGTCAAGGCGGGGTACGCCGACAAGACAGCGATCAATTGTGCGTCGAGCGACGATGCAATTCGCGCGGCCGTGATCGCCAAGGGCGGCGCGAAAATCCGCATTGTCAGCATCAATGGACGCGTGGTAACAGTGTGGACGCCGCACAGCCAGAGCGTCAAGACAATGGGACATAAGCTGTTTCAGGAGTCCAAAACCAAGGTACTCGACGTCATCGCCGCGATGGCGAAGACGACCAGAGTAAAACTTGAGGAAAACGCGGGAATGTCAGCATGAGTCATCGCCAAGAATTTTCCGTAAAGACGAAGGTTGCGGCATTCGAGCGATGCGGTGGCCGTTGCCAAGGAATTGTTGACGAGAAGCGGTGCGGGGAAAGATTGCGCGCAGGCCGCTGGCACTGCGATCATGTCATTCCCGACGCCATGGGCGGGTCGAACGAACTCGACAATGCGGAATGTCTATGTGTACCATGCCATAAGAAAAAAACATCTGATTACGATATTCCAGCGATTGCAAAGGTGAAGAGAATCCAGCGTCGAGTCACTGGAATCAAAAAGAAGGCCACATTTTGCGGATGGCGCAAGATGAACGGGAACCCGCGATGGGCGCAACAACGCTAACAAAATGAGCAACACCATAACCACGCCCTACGTCATAACCGAGCCGACCGGATGGTCATCATGAAACCGACACAGAAAATGATCGAGGTGGTGGGACATGAAATATGGAGGACTGAGTACTGGAGTGGTGACCTGCGCGACGCTGAAGAGACCGCACAAAACGCCATAGCAGCCGCTGGCTATGTTGATGACGACGTCGAAGAACTACGGACCAGCGAAATAGTCACGCGGTTGTCGAAAGAAATACAGCAGTTGACCGAAGTAAACGCCGAACTAATAACGGCGCTCAAATTCTCTATTTTGTGCATGGAGGCGCACATGAGAGTCAAACATCCTGGATGGAACGGAGATGCAACGCCAACAAGCGTGATAGGCATGGCGCGCGCCGCGATCGCGAAGGCGGAGGGAAGACATGCCAATGAGGATGTGGAACCATGAACTGCCTAAAATGTGATGCTTACATTGGCTATTCCTATGAGCCTACCGATCGCGCGACAGGAACTGACGGAGGCTGGTATTGCGATGATTGTGAACTGGAGATCATTGACACAATGTATCCAGGAATGCCATATCTAGGAAACGTCGAGTGTGGCCCGTACTGCTCAATAGAGCGACGGAAACGGCCTCCGAATGAATGAAGGGCAAAGCAGAGAATAGCCCAGCGACGCGTAGGATGCCGATTAAAAACCGGCTCTTTGGCACTCGCTCTAGGGACGACACAATGCGGGGATCGCGCCCCGCCCACTCGCCGCGAATTTTGATATTAAACTGGACGTGAGAAATCTACCTCTTGACCTCAAATGTGGCGCTATCACCAGGCACGATGATGGCCTCGGCTAGGCCCGGGCAGTCCTTGTTAATCACAACATTTTGATAGAGATATTGGCCGTCCGGTACCTTGTCGGCCTTGATGCGAATATGGACCGGAAATTCGGTCTTCTTTCCGTCCGGAGGAACGCGACTGGCACCTGCCATCGTGAAATAGACCACATCGCCATCACTATTGGCCACCAGCCTCATCACGGTGGCTTTGCATCCCTTTCGCCGAATCGCCTCGGTGTACACGACCATGTTCACGTAGCCGTCTGGGCCAGGTGCAACAACATTCGGCTCGATCCGAACACCATGCAATTCATGCGGCGGGAGCGGCGGCGGGGCGGCAGCATGAAACGACAGCGTCGAGGCAGCGCCAAACAGCCCGATGATAGAACCGACTACGAGGAATTTTGTCGTTGTCATTACAGACCTACCTTCTTGAGTGCTGCGAGAATATACCCAGATGCAGCGCCAAGCGTAGAGATGACCAGAAACCCGCCCATTCCCCTGTTTATAAGCGAGTTGTAGTTGGCGTTCAATGCGTCGAATTTACCTTTCAGCTCCTCATGTGATTCCTGCATTTGCGTCATCTTGAGGTCGAGAACGGCTAGTGCCACCTCATTTTTTGTCTGGTCAACCATGAATCATTTCCGCCCAAATACCTGTGCTATTTTTTCAAGGGATCGGCCGGAAAACCAGGTTATCATAACCCATCCGCTCCATGTAGCTATATCGCCTTGCAGCGGGTCTGTGGTGCCAAGCCCAAGCATGTTGTCCCACACCACGCACTTGCCGACGAACAGCGCAAACGACCATTGCACGATGGCGCGAGGCATCCAAGTAAACCATAGGCCATTTTCGAGAACCATAACCTTTGTGGCTTCCGCCCGCGCGGCGACTTCCGCCTCGATCTCCTTCACGGCCAGATCGACCGCGAGCTTGTCCTGCGCGCCAGCTGATTCCAGTTTTGCCTTATATGCAGCTGCCAAGTTTGACAGCAGGGGGCCACCCAGGAATCCAAGGATCATGCCGAGCATTATGGATACCCCTTGACCAATAATATGAACAGGATGGCAATGAGTGTCAGCCCTATGATAACGGCGATGTTGCTCTTCATAGTGCTACTTCGACCCTGCGAACGCGATGACAAACCACACGACGATCGCGGCTGCCACCAAGAGCAGCACGCCGAATATCCATGCAGTGGTTGTCATGCCAGCGTCCTCCGGCGTGCGATCTCGGCCCCGATCAACACGAATAGCGTGTAGGCGACCATATATTCGGGAGCGAGATACGGCGCGATAGCCTCCTTGACACCTGGCGCGCCGACGAGCGTGGATATCTCGCCAGCCGCGCCGATTGCCGCAATGCTCATGCCATTGAGCCGCGCCCAGAGGATCGTAGCCGAGCCGCGGAACGCCGCGACCAGTCGTTGCCAGATCGAACCCGTAGCTGTCATGTAGCCGTGGATGATGCAGAATGCCATATAGGCCGGAATCGCAAACACAACGGTAGTCAGGATTAGGTTCATATTTCGGTTCCTATTTCTGATGAGTCTCTATTGACAATCCACTGCACTGCGAACATTGCAGCGCGTACACCAAACAGACCCGTCGAGGACTGCCTTTTTCCATACGTGTTCGCACGTGCGTGGCCGACGCTCGCCTGGATCATATTCGCCGTCCACCCACGCAGCACAAGATGCAACAAATTCCGGCGTACATTTGCCGTTATGTCGAACAATAAAGCTCAGCATCTCATGCGCCTTGTCAAGCACATTACATGCCGCCGCCAGAATCTCTTCTTGCGCGTCTTGGATCATGTTGTTACAGCCTCATAGGTCGCTTCGAATATGTAGGGTTTGCAGGGGTAGAACTCGCCTGCGACCCCGCGAATAATCCAATCCTTGCAGTTTGCTTTCATTTCGCCCTCAAGCGTCGGAATCATAATATCGGTTCCGTTGTGCCATGCGTGAGGGCCAAGCGGTTTATCAACCCGCCTGCAATCATTAATCCACGCGACAATTTCTTTCATGTTTTTGTCGCCGAGCTCGTTATTTGTCACGAACTGCATGGCCTCGATAATAATAGGCTTCTTGCGAAACTTCATGTTTCAGTTCCCTCTCCTGCGGTCGAGTCAACGATGATTTTGCCAATCTTCGGCAGGGGTACGGATTTTGGCCACCAGTAGCCGACGATGCGGTTGCGCGGCTCGTATTGCAGGCATACCTGATCAGACTGATTGCCGCCAAGCGCCAGCACGCGACCGCCCTCGGATTCTCCGGCGTACAGGAAAACGTGGCCCAGGCCAGACCCGATCGAGCCCCGCCACATGGTCGTTATTGCTCCGAGTGCGGGTCCGTCCAGTTTGACGAAAAATGGATCACGTTCGAAACTTCTTGCCAGGGCTGAACGGCTGCCCCGTACGCCGGAGGATTCAAGAGCGGCGTTGCAGAATATACTGCACCATGGATCACCGACACTGCCGCACTTCCCCAGGCTGATGTATTTTTCGATTCCCCTATTTTGTCCAATTTCATGAAATCCAACCTCCTTTTTTGCCCATGTCATCCACGGCGGTTCGGCTTGCTTGGCAGGCACAGGAACCGGCGGCGAGACGCCGGAGCGTCCACGGAAAAGCGCCATAAGTGCCCCGATGACGGCAGAAAGCCAACTGGTAGCCGGCTGACCAGGGGTTGGAACCTGCTGACTGGGCGGCACCTCAGCCATCTTCAGCGACTGCGCCTGAACCTCTGCCACGCGACGCGACCAGCCCTTGCCGAAGCGCGGCCACGTTTTCACTTGCTTCAGGAATCCTAGGCGCTCGCTAGACATCGCGCGAATGATGCTGTCGGATGGCAGCGACTTGGCACGTCCGATCGTCTCTACCCCGATCTCGCCATCAATGGCTGCCCCTATGATCTGCTGCAGTACCTTGGCCGCCCGACTCACCCCTGAATTCACCCCGTAGTCGAACACGGCATAGTCGACCCCAGCGGGCAGGTGATCGCATTGCAGAACATCCCAATACTTGGTTCGGTAAATATCACGAACCTCCGCATCGTCTGCAGTCCAGACGTCACGGCGTGGCTGCCCATGGCGGTCCCGATAGTTGTCGTATTCGAATTGTGTGATCCCGCGCGAGGTGCGCCCGCCTGGGTCTTGCGGATCATCATCGTTCATTCCTTCATGCTGTAATAAGTTCTTGAGGCAAGACTCCCAATTCTCATTCATATGGTTTCCCTCTTAAACGCTGCACCGAAGCGGTGGTCAAATTCGATCGAGTAGGCAACGGCGGCGAGTTGCTTTGTTTCAAAATATCCGAGGTGCTCGTGCTGGATATGAGCCCGCCATTTGCCCCGTCGTTTGTTGAAGTAAACACCTCGAAATCCGGATGTGCTGTTATGATTCAGCTTCGCATTTGCTCTCTGCTCAATAGCATTTGCTTGCCTCAAATTGGATATTCTATTATCAGATCGAATGCCATTGATGTGATCTATTGTAAGTGTCGGCCAGTCTCCATAAACGTATAGCCATGCAAGTCGATGGGCCAGCATTTCGATGCCGAGCAACTTCATTCGCACATAGCCTCTCGAAGAGAGTCCTCCCGCCTTATCGCCGGCTAAGCGTGAGCGGTTATTTGCATTCCGCAGCCAAGTAAAAATCCCCGTTTCTGGGTCGTAAAATAGATGCTTCTTGAGTTCGGCCTGTTTCAAACATTTATCGAAATTGCTCATATCCCCCTCTCCCCCGCCGAACTGTAGTTCAACCCACACGTTATCAATCTCCTGATAGCATTGGACCGCGTCGGACGATCGACCTGTTTGCTGCACCAAGCATCAATTTCCGCCAGCAACTGCCGGCTCAATCGGACCGTATGCACCGGGGTTTCCCCCGCGGCCGAGCGCCCTCTGGTTATCTGTGTTACAGCCGTTGACTTTCTCATTTCGCCGTAATACACTAGTTTTTCCAACAACACAAGGAGGGTTTTGAATGACAGAACGACCAGTACTCGTTACCACGGCCCACCGTGGCGTGTTCTTCGGCTATGCCGAGGACACCAGCGGAACGACGATAAAACTCCGCGCCGGCCGCAACTGTGTGTATTGGAGTGCCGACATGCATGGGTTTCTCGGACTTGCCGCGTCTGGACCCAGCAAAACATGCCGTATTGGCCCCGCCGCCGATATTAAGTTGCGAGATGTCACGTCAGTCACCGATGTGACCGCCGTTGCCATCAAGGCCTGGGAGGCCGCGCCATGGGCGTAACTGACGGCTCCGGCTACGGCGACGGCGACGGCGACGGCGACGGCGACGGCTACGGCTACGGCGACGGCTACGGCTGAACTTAATAACATCCAGAGCTACTGGTACTACTCAGTAGCTCTGGCCACATTATGGAGGATACGATGCAAGACTGGATCGAGGACGTGTATATACCGAGTTGGTTTGTATTCCTGACCGGCGCAGGAGTCTGCGCGGCTATCGTCTGGGTGTTTGGTTAGGAGGAGGTGGCAAGTTTTCATTGCTGTCACGACACCAACAAGACCCAAAAGGCCAAACAACTATGACGTTCAAGAGTAAAATTCCTCAACCAAAATGATCCCAGCCGCACCGTTGCCGCCGGCGAACGTGCCAGCTGCGCCGCCCGCGCCGCCCGCACCCACCGTGTAAGTGGCCGTAGTCAGTCCCGTGACCAAAAACTGGACATATTCACCAGCGCCGCCGCCCGCCCCAGCATTAATGTTTGTGGCGGCCCCACCTCCACCTCCGGCTCCTGTATTTGGTTGTGCGCTGTCCCCATTGCCGGCTTTCTGGCCGCGACCATTGCCACCGCGTGGGTTTCCGCCTCCGTCCCCTCCTGAAACATTGCTCGTTCCGGAGTGGCTTGTAACACTCCCACGGCTTCCAGCTATGCGATCGACCAGCGTTCCAGTTGACCCGTCTGTTCCGCCAGTCCCGCCTTGCCCACCTGGCCCGCCCGCAGCGGCTGCCCCACCTTGCCCAAAGACAGCTGTCCATGCCGTTCCAGTGCCATTTACCTGAAAAGACGTATCTGCTGATCCATTTGCCCCGTTGTTAGTGATAGTTGCACCGCCGCCACCGCCGGGCCCTACTATGGTTACGCGCTGTCGCACCACGCCGGAAGCCGCTGTGTAGGTCTGCGCTGTTCCGCTTGTGAACTTCTGAATCGTCGGCGCCTGCCCCAGCACGATCCACGCTGTGCCGTTCCAGTATTCCAGCCCATTGAGGGTGGTATTATAGCGGATGTCCCCCGCCGTAGGCCCTCCCGAACGATTGCCAGTAGTCGAGCCGGGTAATGCGATTCCTGTCGTCGTGTTGGTAAAGCTTGCTTTGCCGGTCGCACTCAGCGTGCCAGTAATAGCTGCCCCAGCCGCGGCCAACGACAGAATAGTGGTCAGCGTGCCGGCCACAACGGTCTGCATCAAGATGGTAGCATCTTCTGTTGTCGAGATAGGATCAGTGATCTGCGACATAAGCCGCGAATAAAGCTGCTTATTGCCAACCGAATCACGGCCGTTGAAATCAAAACTACCAATGAAATCACTGACCGCCGGACTTGCGCTGTCACGGAAATTATCGAGCGAAGGCCCAACAGCGGCGCCAGCATCACTCGATGTGAGCGTAAGGCCGGTTAGGGTAGGCGTTCCAGACAACACGACCAGCAAGTTGGAAAACGTGATCGGAGAAGTGTCCATAGCGGTCGGGTCTGCTGATGTTACAAACCACAATGAATTTGGATTTGTCGCCCCTTCAGACGCCACGATCACCATGGTACCGCGAGCAATCTCGTCAATCGAGTCAAAGTCCGTCGAGCGCGTCCACGCGCCATTTGCAACGTCATAGATACCATTGAATGCGGTAGATGCTTGGTCCTTGACCAGTACGCGGTCGCCGGCAACACAGGAAACCCCGTCGACTGTCCGCGGTCCGGAGAGCGTAATGGCGGCCGTCGATGCCGCGCGGCACGGCGCCTTGCAAGCGATTCCTGCAATGATGCCAGTACGCCGGTCGGTCATGGTCGGATTGCCGGCCGCAACAACGCCGCCAGAACGATCAGTAATTGCCATCTGATTATCTCGCTACCCGTGTGGGACGTAGTTCGTCGATATACTTGATTCCCTGCTTGTCCTTCATGGTGCGCTCGTGGCGATCCAAAAAGCCGGGGGAAATCCATTCCGCCATACGCCAATAGATCAGCGCATCGACGGCGTACTTCGTATAGATCATGTTGGCGAATGGCGTGTTGTCGCGCACCAGCTTCAGTGCAGTTCCAGCCGTCGCATGTCCGGCCTTCCAATGACCATCCTTGGCATGGGTGATGTCCGACCATATCGTGGCGGCCGTTTCAAGTTGCCCAAATGTAGGACCTGCCAGGGTTCCAAGAAGCGACTGACCATGTCGTGACCATTCGCCCAGGAGAAAGTCGCCGTAGATCGCGCCGGCGCCACCTCGGATAAAGCCGGCCAGGATCGCCCCGCCTGGTTGCTCCTTCCATCGGCTGGTCGGGTCCTGCCCTTTGGCCAATTGGTTCATCGCATTGGCCATGATGCCAAGGGCGGTCGCATAGACCACGAACTCGGCAACCCCGGCCGCCGCCCCAGCCGTGCCCTGTCCGCCGTATATTTCGCGCCCCCAGGTTTTCATCAGCATGGTTGCGGTAAATGTCTTGAACTGCATGAACATTCGCCACGCTTCGCCCTTGACGGTTCCGCGTGCCCAGTCACGCCCGGCGCCGCCGAACAACATGGCCTTCTCACGCGCCCCAGGCTCAAGCACAGCATATTGCCCACGATCCGCGAAGTATGACGCAATTTTTAGGCTCAGATCGTCGCGCGCCTTCTTTACGCTGAAGTCCACATATTCTCCGGTGCCTGCGTTCTTGTGCAGTCGTCCGGCCTCAATGAGGTATGCTTTCACGTCCTGGTCGCTCAGACGCTTTGCAATATCAGGTGTGAAATATGTCGTGCCTCCAACATCATTCCATTCGACCTTGTGAAGAGCATCCCATTCTGGCTTACCGATATCGAAGACCGTCATCATGCGGCGTTCGGCCTCGGGAAGTGCGTCAAAAGCAGTGCCGCGCAACCCGCCGAAGTGCTCAGCCATCACGCGCTCTGCGTGGTGACGTTGGTTAAACGTCATCGCGTTCATCAGCGTCAGCCTGAAGAATTGCTTCTCGGCTCTGGAGATTGCGTTGTGAACCTTCTCCCATCCTCGTCCAGAAGGGAGCTCATTGCCTCCTACACTGAGTTGCCGGTTGATCTGACCTATCTCGCTTTCCATACTGTGGCCGATCAACGCAGCAACTGATCTGCCCATCTCGTCAGGCATTTCCTTGACGTAGCCAACCATGGCGGCGCCGAACCGCTCCGGAAACGACATACCCTGATAACGAAGCTCGGATGCTTTTGTGGCGAGGTCGGCAAGCATTGCAAAGGGGGTCATACCAAGCTTCGACATGGACCCGACCGCCCGAATATCAGCTCCGATCGTAGCCATGGTGGCATTGACAGGCATAGCTGCTGTACCATCAAATTGTGCAAGAAGATTCCGGATAAATTGCTCCTTCTTTGCAAGTTCTCGATATCCATCCGAATTTTTGTCGCGCAACTCTCCTTTGAGGTCTCGAATTATTCTGTTAAGCATTTCGGTTGGACGCGGGCCAAGGCGCCCCATCAAAGCGGTAACTCGTGCAGCATTTTCAAGCGCATGAGTGATGGCGAAGGTTGGTGAAAATCTTCCGTAGACCTGATTGTAATCGGCCCACGAATCGGCGTCCTTCCAATGCAGTTCTCGATGCGCAGACACCTTCTTGGCAAAATCGACATCAAGCAAAATGGAGTCTGCATCGTCCAATATGTGCGAGTAATCCAAGTGATCACCAGTCACAAATTGTGGATATAGAGTCTCCAGATGCTTGCGTGCTGCGGCTGGATCGGCGCTGCCAAATGTGCGCTCAACATCAAGATGCTTCATTGTATCATCGATCCACCGAGACATTCCGGCACGGCGAATGCGATCTGAATCATGCGAGGTCCGCGTGATATATCCAGAATAGCTCTTGACCCAAGCCCCCTCCTGATTCATTCGCTCGATCGAGCGCCCTTGCCAACGCTGAATAATCTCTGCAATGGCTAACGCCTCCTTGTCGCCCGTGACGCCAGGCTTTCCACCAGACAGCTTATTGATCTCGTGAAGCTCTTTCATCCATTTTCGTTCAATAGACTGGGACAGGAACAGCTTTTCAAGACCGCCATCCGGCAGGCCCGGAGTTTTGGTGCTCTGCATCTCAGCCATCATGCCGCCAAGAAGCTCTCGTTTCAGGCTGTTGTATTGTGCATCGACAGACAGCCGACTGCCCGCAAATGGCGTATTGACGCCGCCGAACAGTGCCTCCAACCCTTGCGCCACAGTTGGCGCGCGCTTGATATACTTTTTTGCGTCGATTTCCTTTATGGCCTCAACCCGCGCTTTGCGGCGCGCTACTGCAGCGGCCTCGGCATATTTGTCTTCAAGCTCTGCCGCAGCCTTGGACAGCTTTTCCCCCATTCCCGCAGAGCTTGGACCTGCCGATTCAGCCCGTGCGTCTATCTCTTCGAGGAAGTCCATAGCCTTCTCACGCGACAGCCGGCCACCCGAAGCCCTCACAACCCTGTCTACGCAATCATCGCGTTCGGCCATTTAACAGAATCCCTATTTGCCAAGAAATGGCATGAGGTTGAACAATGTTGCCATCGCCTCGTCTTCATCACTGCGGTAGGTCGTAGTCATCTGGGCAGTGTCGTCACCTGTCTCGCGGGAGTTTAACGCCAACGGATAAGCGATACTCATTGTAAACGGAACCAAGACATCGCCGCAATGCTCAGCCGACAGAAACGCGACAGGAATCTCGTAACCTACACGACACGTAGCACTATCTGCACCACGCTCGATCGCAGTGAGCGCCAGCGTGATCTCGACAAGCTGTTTTTTTTTCTTTCTCTTGCTTTTGGGTAGTTCAATGCCTGAGTATTGCGCCCGGTGCCTGACGACCGAGGCGGCGGCGGCTGGCGAACCAAGCGGCTTGAACCCAAACCTGACTGCACCGGGCGGTAGCCCGGATTGATAATGCCGAACACCGCTGCCTGTAGCGACAACACCGCTGCTTGCCGTCCCGCGCGGTCTAAACCCAAACCTGATCGCACCTTGCGGAAGTCCGCCTTGGGTCTTATTCTGGCTAGAGCCCAATCCTGTATTCGGTATCCCAAGCGGAGCAAACCCGAATCGTATGGTTGAGACCAGCCCGATCATTTAGTGCCCGCCGTGGTGCGGATAGTGCCTCGATTTGTTTATGTTGCTGACTGTTACAGCCGGAACAGCGCCGCCAGGTTCTACGGCCGCCGTGAGGCTGGCCATAAACGATGACGACGGCTGCAATGATTTCACCCCATAGGCGTAAATCGCATTGGCCGCATGGCCTACGTACGTCCCGCCCGGTATCGCCACGAGGTCCGTTGCAATGTACGTATTTGATGCATCCTGGGTCATGTCCGTCACAGTGAAATAGGTAATAGCTCCAAGATTGTCGACGATGTTGATTGAGCCGTCGCCAGAGTCGTAGCCTACCGCATACTTGAATCCAGGCACGAATAGTCGAAGATTGTTGTATAGGTCGCCAGCATTTGCGATCGTAAATACGCCGCCACTGAATGTCATTGAGGATAACGCAGTAACATGCTTTGCCGTTCCGGTATTCAGCCCAGAGCCAGAAACAGCAATAGTTACGGTATCGTCGACGATCAAACGATTACTTCGACCAAAGCCTGCCGATCCAATAAACATGAGCCCAATCGAGCAAGTATCACGAATGAAGGTGTCGTAGCCAGTTCCGTTTATTGCGTCGATTCGGCAGTTGTTTTTGACTGTCAACACACCAGGACACGCGCTAGCCATATACAGCTGCGCTCCTGTGCAATTGATGTATTCGGCAGTTTCAATGCATTTATCAATCTCGTTCTGTGCCCCAACGGCGCTATTTCTGACCGATATAGTCTTGCCAAAACTAATCGATGGCCCATTATTTGAAGTGAATGTCATCCCATCTAGAATAAGGCTCCTACCAGCTGCACAACTGATGCCAACCCCGGGCGAACCTGTCACGGTAAGGCCGCGGTAAGTCTGTTGACAGTCAAAGTTCTCCGACAGCGCGTAAGCCGTCGCCGGTCCACCCATGTCGTATGATGCAGTTACGCCAGGATCAACCAACGGCCATGTAGACTTGTAGGCAAACCTGAGAGGTTCGATCCACGTTATTGTTGAGCCAGCAATCCCAGTGATCTGGCGAAACTCAACATACTGAAAGTTCGGCGGGAAGCTGTTCGGTGTTTGGAGTCCTAGACCCGCGATCATAATATACTGCCCAACCGAAAACCTTGAAATCTGCGCACCTGTCACAAGGGTTGCGCTGGTAGCGGTCGCGGCGACAGTTTGAATTCGAGCGCTGTGAACGTAGTCCTGGATCAACAAGTTCTGATGGCCAATGTATAGGTTACTGACTATGGCACCAGTTCCATTGACCGTAATATTTTTCAAACCTGCTGTCAGAGTGATGGTAGATGCGAAATTATAACTATACGCCGGCATGAACAGAGTGTCACCATCAGCCGCATTCGCCAGCCAGTAATCAACAGCTGGAGAGGCATCGCTTGTCCCGTTCGTCGGAGCGCCGCAGTCGGTGACGAAATTGAAAGTTGTCACTTACGAAGTTCCCCATTTGGCTTGACAGTATGAGTGGAAACTCGTCAAATCTCCCGCAGAGGGCACCCCCTCGCCAAGAACGATCTCTGCAAATACACCGTCAAATGACGGTGTGTTGCCATTCCATGGCCGTGAGCCAAGGGCGATATCGGCCGTCGTATTGCCAAGAGCGCCGCTCTTCGTTCCTGCTGTGTCAGCAGAAAAATCAAGATATCCTGTTGTGCTCGCCCCATTAAATATCCAACCAATGACTTGTGGTGTGTTTAATGTCGAAGTTTGTTGAGCATCATCGTATGCGTTGCTCGTCATCCTGTACTTAACTGGAGACGACCCGTTTACAGCTAATATAAATGACTGATCGAATCCGAAATCATTCGTAGCAGATGAACCAACAAAACAGATAATTCCGCCGTTACTTGGATTGCTGTCACTATTCGTTTGAACAACAAAAATGTACCCGGTCGACGAATTGAACCCTATCGATGTATTCCTCAAAAATTGAGAATTAGCAGCAACACAAGTAATTCCTGGTTTGCTGCCGTTAAATCCCGTTGCGCTATATGTCGGCCGCCGGGCGCTAGTCGCCTGCACGACATTATTACCATTACCACTTTGATCATCCCATTGTGTAACGTCGCTACCACTAAGAGTGATGCTCCCGCTCACGCTTGCATCAAGCCATAGTTTTAACCCGCTAAGAGAGGCTGGCGTCCATGCCGCCGCGCCGCCCGAAAAGTATCCCATGCTATCGAGCGTCAAACCATCCAACCCTCCGCGTCTCAGACTCATGGCTGGGTTACCCGCTCAATGACAAGATCATCGGCGGATGATGCCGTGAACCGATATGCGAGTTCGTTGGCATTTGTGTCAGCCGCCGCCAGGACCAGCGTGTAAAGCCCGCTACCAATTTCGGATGCGCTATTGGTGCACGATGCCAAAGCCGCCCCATCAAGCGAGACCTGTGACGTGACGGTACAGCCCGTCTTGGGTGCGTGCGTGGTTGAGTCGGTCATCACGAATGTAATGCGGCCGGATGCGTTCTTTTTGATATTTGAACTGACCGCAACGGACCCGACAGGCGCTGGACTGATTGTGCCGAGTATGTACTTCACGTCGACGAGAGGAACGCCCGTAACTGTAACAGCAGGAATGGTGCCACCAAGCCAGGTCTTGACATTGGCGTCGATATTCCCGTTGGCTGGCTGGTTAATTTGGCCCGCTCCGGTGCCTCGTGTATAAAGCCCGCCCGCAGCTTCTGCCGCCGCATTAGGCAATGCCGTGAGCCCAAGTCGAACAGCGTCCTCTGGGTTGTACGCCACCAACTGCACCTCGATCGGCAGCGGGGCCATGTTGGTCGCGCCCTTGAGATGGAAGCCGCATGATTTCGCGCCGGACGCCAGCGCCGCATTGGGCGGGCAGAACTGATACCAGCCCGGCATGTTGGTGGCATCGATTTCTTTGAAACCCGACGATGTGAATGTCCCAACGGTCATCGTAACAAGAGTGATCGCCGTGGCGGTCGTGTCCGTGTCGCGATGATAATAGGCTGTCAAACCAGCCGAGTTGAACACCAGACCTGCAAGCCCGGCACCCGTCGAGCTTGACGAGTCCATGATGAAAATTTGCCATATCTCGGATGTCGCGCCGATAGCTTTAATTAGTTTCATTTACATAGGCCCCTATTGAGAATGTCCGATCGTCATCGCGCCCGGCGTTACAACACCGCCACGACCAATCCGCGTCGTGGCTATAACAATTTCAGCGGACTTTGCCTCAGGCGTTTCCGCACCCGCAATTCGAAGGACGTCGATAAAAACCGTTCGATCTTTACTGAGCAGATACCCCCAAGCAGCATCACCATCCGCTGCCGCAACCGTTGGCACAGCCAACATGGTAAGCACAGCGTTATCAACCTGCCCGCTCGTAATGGGCAAGGAAACAAGGACCTGCCCCGTGGAAGTAGTAATTTCGAGACTACCCCCCACAAGCGCGTCGCGCATGGCCGCCATGCGGATATTCTTCATTTCGAGAGAATACTGCATCATTTATCCTTTTAAAACATAAAGTTATGCGTCTTCCTTGATATTCGTCCACGGCATGAATGGCATGAATTGAGTCAAAGCCGCAATAGCCTCGTCCTCGTCGCTGCGAATGCTGCCCGTCGCAAATGCCATATCCTCATCAAAGTCTTCACGGAAACTGGCCACACCATAGATTGCGACAATGCCAGCTCCGTGACATATATCCCGCCCGCGCCCGTCCTCGCGTTCCCAGCCAAGACCGATGACACAGACATGACCAAGGCCATGTGCTGCATCCGCAAAGGTCTCGCGCGCGCGGCCCCGCCCGATAACCAGAGGCGGGAGCGCGACCGGCTCCTGTGCGATCGGCGCGACGACCGCGCCCTTCTTCCCCTTGTGCTTCTTGGCCGGCCTGATGCCTGAGTATTGCGCCCGGTGCCTGACGACCGAGGCGGCGGCGGCTGGCGAACCAAGCGGCTTGAACCCAAACCGTAACGCGATCAGCGGCAGCCCGGATTGATAATACCGAATACCACTGCCTGTAGAGGCAGCGCTAGAAACCGTAAGGGTTGCCGCTGATCCTGTTATCGCGTATGACCCGCCGGCCGCCGTCAAACGCCATTTGTGCAGCAAACTCGCAGCTTGGCCGTTGATCGTATAGGAGCCAGCCGCAGCCGTCAGGCGCCATGCATGCAACAAACTGGCAGGTGCACCTGTTACGACATAGGACCCGGCGCCAGCTGTAACCTTCCATTGATGCAGAACGGAGACAGCCGTTCCGGTAAACACATAGCTGCCAGCAGCGGAGGTAACGCGCCAGCCATGTAGAACCGCCGCCGCAGTTCCTATTAACGAATACGAGCCGGACGCCGCAGTAACGATCCACTTGTGCAGCGGAGAGGCTACTGCCCCCGTCAGGGTGTAGCTTCCGACGCCTGCCGTATCGATCCACTTGTGCAGGACCGATGCGTTTGTACCGGTGAACGAATACGAGCCGGACGCCGCAGTCAGCGTCTTGGCGGCCAGCCCATTGATAGCCGTAATCGGAACTTCGCCCAGCGTCGCGCCGCCGAGTAGAAACCTAGCATTACCGGTTTCTGTCCCTGCCCCGCGCCAGACGGTACCATTCCAGAACCCAGACCATAGCGCGAGAAGCATCGCGGTCCCCTGCTACGGTGTAGTTATGATCAGGTCTTCCAGATCACTAGCACTTCGTGCCAGCGAATGAAGAAGAACTGCTGTGCAGCCGCCGCCGCCGCCGCCTTGACGGTTTGGATTGAGAACGCGCCGCCAGGCGGGACAAGATATAGTCCGCCAACCAACGCCTCATTCACCTTCCAGTTTGCGCCAGCCGCGACAGGCGCAATCTGTGCGCCCGGCGTTCCGTGTGGCGTCCAACCATCGTTGGTGACAGTTGCGCCGCGCCGCGTCGTGCCGCTACCGGCATAAGTAGGTCGACCACTGAGCGAGATATACACTGTCTCAACAGTCCCGCCCGATGGCGCCGTTGAATTGCGCTTGTTAATCATCGCAAACAACGCCGTGACATTCGTTTGTGTGGCGTCGATGACTTCTTCGGCGCTGCCAAAGCTATCAATGGCATAACACTTTCCGATCGCGGACTCGCCGTTGACCAGCGTGAGACCAGCGGTCGTCGTTGGCAGCGCCGTCAATGCGGCCTGACCTGTTGTTGCGTTGATCTGCCAACTCTCGCCAAGACGGACGATTTCCGTCAGCGGCGGCAACCCCTGAGCCATGATCTGATCACCTCGATTATTGAGGTGAAGTTGCTCGTCTTCTCTGTTTTCCGGATAGTTCCCGGCGAATAACCCTCGCACGCGGCCGGCGATTTTAATCAGCATATCATCTCCTTAGTTGCTCATTTCGATTGATAGAAACTCAACGATTTGCTTCAGGCTGTAATCGATTGACCGAAGCAGGCCATCAATATCACCACTGACGGCAAGTGCGCCACGACCATCCTCGCCTAACACCTTGGCCCTACCGAGTTCATCAGTCGGATCAGAGATGACGACGTTCTGCCGCTCAACAGTGGCGCCGTCAGTGCCGCGCACCTGCTCGGACGTGTCGACCTTTTTCCCGCTACTATCGGCTGGAACTTGGACATAACCCGGCGTAGTCATGGGACCCCCAGCATCGCTTTGATCTCAGCTGGCGTAGCGCCTATTCCGGCCAACCACCGGTCAAACTTTTGTTGCTTCGTGGCCGGAGGTAATGCGGCAGGAAGATCAGCCACAACATTGCTTTTCATCCACTCCTGAAACTCTGCCCATTCCCGAGGCGTATCCACCGCACTGATCGCCACAGCGCCAGCTTCGTCCGTGACGATGACAGCAGAGGTGTGATTCTCATTACCCCATTGAGCCGATATAATCCTCAACATCACGTTGTCTCCATCAGTCGTAAAACGCTCGATGATGCTCCACCAAACTTACGACCTGCTGTCGATCCGTTTAATCTTATGGTGGATGCGTTCCCTCCCACTCGAACTGAGTAAGTTTGAGCGCTTGCTGAAGCCGGACTGTCTTGAAACTCAAAGGAAACGTTTTGAAATAGTTGTGTTGGTGAAGTACCATTGTCGTCAATAGCCGATGTAAACGCAACCTGAATACAGGTAGAACCACGAAATAAAGCAACTGCAAAACCATCGCCTTGAACGCCTGCAACAACATGACCCCAAACAGATACACTACATAAGACTTTGTTAGCACTGCTAGCTGGTGTTATTGCTTGTGAGATTATTTGAGTTCCTTCGGTGTTCGTTGGGATTGTATCGTCAAATGGTATTCCAACAGTTAAGTCCGCGTTTGCTGTATAGGTGGCTTGTATTACCTGCAATACGGCTCCAGCACTTGGAATGTCTGCCGCTACGAGAGATCGAAATGTTGGAGCCGACGCGCCACCGCTTGTTGGTCCGGCCAGTACCTTGTTCGCCAATTGGGTTTCAGATATCGACAACAAATCCTCTTTACGTGGCGACAGATACACCACCGCCGCGCTCGTCAGTGTCAGCTTGGTGGTTCCAGATACCCCAGCAATCTTAGACAGCACCACCGTGTCACGCGACAACAATGTTCCTGCCGATGTATAGGTGCCGATACCGATCTCAAAGTCGTTGCCGTCCTCGACAAAATATGCTACCACATCAGCATTGGCTACACCAGATTCAGAAAACGAGCAGTAGGCATTCGAGAACGCCGCCGCAAGCGTAATGGTGCCAGAACCCGGCGTGCCAGATACTGTCATTCTAACTCGGTTGAAGAGCTTAGCCATTAGCCTGCGCTCCACGTTGGACGCTTGTCATCAGTCATGCCAACACAAAAAAACCGATGCTTACGCCCACATGTGCAGTGGAAGATATAGATATCCGGCGCCTGCTCATCTGGGTGCGACTTGCGCGCCTCAATCTCATGATTCTCCGGGTGCCTACAACATGAGTTGATTTTCTGGTTTTGCTCCAGATGCTCAATATGGCTTTTCTTCAGAAAGACTTCCGGCAGATCAGCCACCTTCACGCGCGGACAGGCAGGGACCTGCGTTTCTGGCAGCACAGTGCCCTTTGCCCAGTGCATGCCATGACGCGCCGCCCAGCCGGCTTCGAGCGCCTTTTGCGCTGGCGTCTTGTTGTTCTCGATGGAAATTGTGCCGAGAGAATGCGGAGTCATTAGTTAGCAACCTATCAGGTTAAAGTGAAAAGCGAGGCCCCGAAGTCCAGAGTAAATGTTTCTGTAGCCGCCACCGTAAATGTCGATCCATAATCCCACGACGCTGCCAGATATTTTATTGCCGGCGTGCTGTCGTAGTAGGTCACGTAGCGCCCTGTGGTGCTTGACCCCAGGTTACCGCCTGAGGCTGTCCACACCACATCAACCGCAGTGGCAGTCACAGTGCCGCCGGTGCGCGTCGAATTGAATGTGATGTCGTTACCGTCCGTGGTATATCCGTTGTTGCCTGCAATCTGGGTGAGATCAGCTAGCACATTGTCGGTCGCCACCACTGGCGCATCCGTGTGAATGACGGCCTTCCAGACTTCGGTTGCGCCGAACGCGTCCAGGACCTTGTTGCAGAGATTTTCGACAAACGTTTCGTACTTTGTGTATGCGGCCGTGACACGCGCTCCTTTTAGTTGTGCTCAATCGCGAATTCAGAAAGCATCACGACGGTACCCGGAAGAATACGAGTGGTGCCGAGCTCAATCGTCGACTTACTGCCTCGTTCCCCGACAGTAAAGCCAGTGACGGCAATGCCATTCGCCGTACGAATACGCGCGGCGCGCGCCGTACCTTCACCAGTTGCGATTGCCTCCTCGACTGCCCAAACCACTTGACTGCCGCTGATATGTCCACGGCCCAAGGACATTGACACCAGAACGCTGCTCATACCGACAGTGCCTATCTCAAGGCGACCGCCCGAAAGCGCATCCATGGTAGCCTTCATGCGGGCATTCTTGACGTGTTCTGAATATTCCACGGGCTACCCTATGTTGACGCCGGAAATCATTCCGGTTGCTGCATCGCGCTCGAATGTCATCTTGGTGCCACCCGCGAGTTGGGCCCCGGCTATGCGCCCAGTCCCGTCGCGGGGCAGCGCTATCTTGACGCCGGCTGTTGCCGCCTTGGCCTGCGGAGCCACCGCAGCAAACCCAAACCCGCCCGCCAGGCAGCCGGCGCCCTCACGCATGACGCGTGCGCGCAATGATGCCTCAGTGTCGATCGCAGCCAGTGCTGCTTCGAGCGCCACATTGGCCTCCGGAGCGATCTCGCCCGCAGCAACCAATGCATCATATTCCTGCTTGGCTATGGCCTCAGCCTTGGCCGCAGCCTTGGCCGATGCCGAAACAGGCACCAGCGGGCGCTCTACGGGCTCGCTTGGAAACGCTTCGCCCTTATCGGCCTTCTGAACCTCTCTCGCCAGCCCTTCCGGGATTTCCTGCGGCTGAAGCGATGCCGGATGCTCTGGCTTACCACGCGTCGGTGGTGTAGGCTCTGGCTCACGCTTTGACAGCGCGGCCCATGCCTCTTCCTTGGTCTTCGGTGCGCGATCGGCAATCTCCGCATCGGTCGCAAGCATGCGGTCCATGACGCCGCGAATCTCATCGGGCAATGGCTCGCCCAGGTCCCTCAATGAACGATAGATCGCACCAAGCCATTCTTTGAAGGCCTGGAATGCCTTCACCAATGCGCTTGATGGCGCTTTGCCGCTCATCAGGTATTGCTCGAATCCACGCGCCCATTGTTCATGCTGCGGCACGCCGATGTCTTCAACCCGGTCGACACCCAACCAGCGCAGCACCGTGCCCAAGTCGTCCTTTAGCGCCTGTGGCACGTTTTCCAGCTGTGCATCACGCGCAAGCTGGTCGAGGAACAGATGCCCGGACTCATGCAAAAAGGTGGATTTATCGGCGGAATGGAACAGGGTGATGATGGCTTGGTTTTCGGATAGGGTGATCCGACCGCGAGGATCGCCTTCGCCAGCGCGTTGGAACAATGGGAAGCCCTGGGATATGGCTGCGGCGCGAAGTTCCGGGGTTATGGCGAGGGTGTGGACGTCAATATCCATACCCTGCTTACCATCCTTATGTGGCACACCGACGTGTTCACTCCCCACCCTCGTTCCGTACTTCTTCACCAACTTGTTCACGGCGGCAGGGAGTATCTTGTCGTAGAAGCCGCTCATGCCTTCACCACCTACCTTGAGGTCGAGGCCGGAATAGGTTTTCTTGCCGCCCTTCTTATCGCCAAAATCCTCCGCAATTTTCTTGGAGAGGTCTTTGCCGATGTATTCCCCAAGCCCCTCGGGCGCGACATTATTCGCGATATCGGCTTGTTTGCCGTTGGTCGTCGTAGCCTCGATATGAAAATTACCATTCCCAACATCGCGCGTAATGTGGAGCGCATTCACCTGCTTTCTCAGATCGTAGCGCTCCGCCTGCACGTGGCCGGGGGTCCAAGCGACCTGGTCGTAGCCGTTCTCGGCCGCGTAGCGGATCATGCGCTTGAGCAAGAGTTCCGGCCACGTGGTTTTGAAGGGGGCGTCTGGAACGCCTTGATCTCGGGCGATCCTGTAGTCCGCATAACTGCGATCGGCAACTTGATAAGCGCGGAAGGCTTCCGCAACGGCATCGTCGCGCTTGTCGCTCAGTTCTTCCCATCGCTTTAGAGCAGCGTCACGCGCCAGTTCAAGATCGCGCATCGCCTGCCTGTCTACAGGTCTGCTATAACCCTTCGTCCTGCCCTGCTGATGCCAGTCGCTCTGGATTTCCTCGACGAAGAGCGTGCGCTTGCCGTCGATGGTGCGGTCGTTGAAACGCACATGGGCGAGGACGTTTGGTTCGTCCCAGTGGGAGGAACGGAACATTTTATTGGAATTGTAATCCTGCCCACGGCCCTGTTCGGTCGCGCGTCCGACCATTTCATGCCGAGTTTCAGGCGCGAGCTGTTCCCACGTCTGGCCACCGCCGCGCCGGATGAAATTATCATATAGATTTTTGCCCGCCGCCTCGCCTGAGAGTTTCGCTGGCGGCAACGTCAGCAGCAGTTCCCGATAGTTCTCGCCGCCGGGGAGTTGGTAATTGGAGAATTTGGTGTCGTTTCTGCCATTTTCGTCCATGCCCCTGCCACGAAACATACCTTGCTCATGCGGCGATAGATCATCCCAATTGAATCCTTCCTCGTGCGCGAGCTCGCGCGCCCGGTCAATGACAACTACCTGCGGCGCAGCCCCCTTGCTAACCTCCTTCACCTCTATCTGATTAGCTCGCACATACTCCGCCACCTGTTCCTTGGTGACGGCGCCCTTCTGAGCCTTGAGCCATTCGGCGAGGCCCAACCATTCAAGCTCTTCCGGCTTGACGCCGGGCGTGTTGCGGATGGTGGCCAACCACTGGTCGGGAGAGCCCTTGGCAATCTTTCCGGCTTCAATGGTGCGGAGGACTGCGGAGTAGAAGGTTGGGGCTGTGGAGCGGAACTGATCGAATGAGCGACCCGCGCCAGCCGGCGTCTCACCCTTCCGCACCGCCACCCCATCCGCCTGGTAGAGTTCATGCGCATCGCGACCGAGCCTCTGCGCGCGGGTCGCATAGCGGGCAGCCATCAGGGCGGCATTGACCTTGGCTTCGTCGGCGCTAACTCCAGCCGCCACGAGCTGGTCAGAAACATCATCGCCAACGCGCCTTGCCGATGAACGGACTTCCGGCCGGCTGACAAGATCGAGCGATTCCCGAATACGCGGATCGGACGATGTTGCATTCAGCACTTCACCAACTTTGACCGGCTGGCCGTCGTGCAAATTGGCGATGGCAATGCGGGTCAAGTCCTCCTTCGCACGTGGCGGGAGGTCATTAAGGGCTTCGACGTGCGGGGATGGCACAATGCTTTCCTGCCGGGCTTCACGGGTAGCCCTGTCCTGCGCAATCCAATCCATGGGGTTGACGGTATCCGGCGCCTTCATGGCGGCTTCTGCCTGCTCGCGCTTCCACAGGTCGCGGCCAGCTTTCAGAACGTCCTCGAACGGTGCCGTGCGGCCTGGCAGGAACGGGCTTTCGGGTCGCGCCGCCAGCGATTCTTGCGGCTTGAGCGTCGACAGGTCCTTGAATTCCGGATGATTGCTCCCCGGCTCGCCAATGTCGAACGGAAACAGCGGCCGATCGCGGCGTTGGCGTATCACATCCGCAACCGCCCCACCACCGGCGCGTAGGCTGGACCCAAGTGCTGCGCCAAACATGATCGAATGCAGGGCGCTCGCCATCGTGTAGTCGCCGCCCTCCTGCGAGGTGGCGTAGACCTCAATTGGCTCCAGCATGGCCTGGCCGACAGCGCCTTCCAGTGCACCAACCCGAGCCCGGACAGCCGCGCGTGCGACCGTTGACATGCCGGCGCCAGCCATCATGTTGGCATAACGGGCCTGCCCGACAACTGGAATGAACCCAGATGCAAGATTGAGCGGATCGACCGCGCCAACCAGAAACGATGTCCCAACTCCAAGCGCCCCGGTCCAGATGTGATCCGGCCCACGTTCAATGGTCGATTCCCGTTCCCGCCTTGCCTTCAGCCGCGCCGTCATAATATCGAGCGCGGCCGATGAGACGCCCTCGTTCGTGATGTGCAGTTCGCGGTGGTCGACGCCTTCGGACTTAAGCTTGTCGCGGGCTTCGGCGAGCGAGAGCATCTTCGCGCCCTCAGGTACGGGTCGCTCATCATTCAACCCGACCGCACTCAACGCGCTTCCGACCGCGCCGCCAACAGGTCTCCGACCGCTGGCACGGTTCAATTCGACGATATCAACGCCGCGCTGGATCGGCCATTCAGCCGCAGCCTCTGACACCTTGGCACCAAAATATCCGCCATAGCCGGAACCTACTTCCGAGATCGGAATAGGTTCGGCGGTCGCGCCATCAGTGAAGATCATGGCGCAGCCTCGTTCGGCAACGGTCCAGCATCCCCGCGGATTGTTCGGCGCATCGCGCCAGACGTACCACGGCGTTCGTTCGGCCCCCGGGTGCGCAACGGTGAAGTTTCGGCAATGTCAGCCAAGTCCTTCCACGACAGTACCAACGGCTGACCGTCTCGCATGGGGACTGGCCGGCCGTTATAGATGAGCATCAGCCCGGTTTCTTTCGGAGCCGTGACCCATACTCCATCGCGCGCAACGCCGCGTTCCAATTCCTTGGTAAGGTAGTCCTTGCTCAGACCTTGCCTCTCATCAACGGCTGGTTCGATCGCAAACTTGCCTTCCTTAATGAGGTTCTTGGCATGCCAGGCGCCGGCCGATATCACATTGATGTCAACCCCGGCCGACTTCGGCACGCGGTAGGAATCGCGCGAATCGTACTTGAAACCAATAACCTTCTCGTATGCGGTTTCAGCCGCTTTGTCGGCCGTCATGTCGGCATTGGCGACATAATGCGCGGCAAGCTTCTCGATCTGACCCTGATACACTTCAAGCGTCCTGGACCGGCCATTGTGCCCGAGCATTGAATTTGCAAACGGCTCCATGGCCCTTCGCACCGCCATGTTCACGTCCTTCAGCTTCACATCGGTTTCGTCCACGCGAAGGATTTTGCTGGGCGATATTGCCTGATTATCGACCAGTATCTTCGCGGCGTCCGGCTTGATATCCGAACCGATGACTTCGACCACCGGCGCCACTTTGCTTTCTACAAGGCTCCGATACACGTCCGGCCAATGCTCCTCGCCCCACAGGTGCCTGGCCTGTTCGATTTTGGCCACGATATTGGACGGCCCGCCTGCCGCCGGCTGATTGGCAAAGTCTGAAATCAGCCCGTCAACGTAGTCCTTCGATACGATCCGGCGCTCTGCCGGCGGCACGCCAATGCGGGCCTGTTCCATCAGCGAGAGATCGGCAAGATTACGGGCTGCCTTCTGCTTGTCCGGAAAGCTCTTGGCCTCATCGAATGCCTTGCGCGCTTCCTGGACGGCCGGAAGGCGGGTTTCGGCAAAGCGGGCGATGTCGTGCTTTTTCTCAGCTGCGATCTTTTGCGCCGCCTTGATCAACGTTTCCTGGCGCTTCTCCTGATCGGCAAAGCCGGGCTCGCCTGGTTTTGGCGTGTATTTCGTGACCAGAGAAACAAGCTGCTCTTGGTCCATATTGGCGATGGTCGCCGCATCCTGGCCAAGCTGGACGTTGGCGGCGTGGCGCTCGAATGCCTGCTTTCCTTGCTCGAACCCGAGCCTGGAAATGAATTCCCATTGCCCGATTGGCTTGAGCACATTGCCGGTAACGCCGGCCTCTGTCTCGGTATCAGTGATGCGCTGCTTGAAGTCGGTGAAGTCATTGGCCGTCTGCTTGTGCAGCACGCCTTCCGCGTAGTGAATGAGCTGGCGCTTTTCTTCCGGGCCGAGAATGCGATAGATCGATCCGCGATCCGCGCCGCCCATCTTGGTGGCCGCCCATTGTGCAACAGAACCCGCCTGCTTGCCGGCGAGCACACTCATGTTAGCCTCGACCATTTGGCGGGCAAAGTCCGGGCCTACAGCCTCACCAAGAACATCAGATACCGCACGGTTCGGATTGGCCTTGAGCACCGCGATGGCGCTCTTTGGTCCGAGGAAATGCGAGAGATAGAGCGCAGCCGGCGTCGGCTCTACACCCTGGCGCGAAAGAATGCCCTTGTTCTTTTCCAACAACTTGCCGAGCATCTCTTTCGACAGGTTCGGATCGGCGCGCATGTCGTCGATCTCGGGAATGCTCTTGCCTTGCGCAAGATCGGGCCGAAACTCCTTGACGAGTTGCAGCCATGTCTGGTCACTCTTGGACGTGGCGAGAAATTGTGCCGCGCCGAATGCCGATGAGGTCTTGGATCGTGAGCGCGGGTCGCCGCCTGATTCGATATGAATCACGCGGTTGGCAATATCCGACATTGAGCCTGGCTCGGCACGAGCATCGTTGATCACGCCCTCGGCATCGCCATTGTCAGCACGCGCCATGCCATCAGCGAGACCAACCTTGCGGCCCCATTGCTCCATATAGGACACGGCCTGGGTCTGGCTCATCGAGCCTTGCCGTACCAGCGCGCTAACCTTTTCCTTCTGGATTTCGATCATCCGGATGCGGGCATCACGGTCCGTAGACCCCACAATAGCCCCGGCAGCCGCATTGCCGTCCGTATGTAGTGACGCAATGTCGTTGTCGGTCTTGAGCTTGAACCCGATGTCCTTCTGCCGCTCAACCGCCTTGGCTGCGATCGGATCGACGCGAACGTTAAAATGCTCGGCTACCCGCGGCGAGGCGCCCTCAATCACCTGGGCGCGAAGCTTGGTCAGCCCATCAGCGTATCGCTTTTCCCTGGTCGCAAAATCCTGGTCCTGGTCGAACCCGGAATCCAAGCCAACACGCTGGGTCTCGAATGCCGACATACGCTTGGCAAGCTCAAAGTCGTCCTGCGCACGCGCGTAAGTAGCCACCCCCTCGCCCAGATTGCCAAGGCCTTGGCCAAGCGCGGCAACGCCCTTGCCGATCCCGCTCTGGTCAATATTGGCAATGGGGCGGCCGGAATTGAGGTTCGGAATGCCACCTAATGCTGTGGAGTCCGGAAGCTTTGCCATTATGCCTTGACCAGTCCGGGGTTCATCTTGCCGTAGGTGCTAAGCATCGAACCAAATCCGCTCGCCAACGTTCCGGCGGCAGAGAAATACGAACCGGTGCGCGCCGCCGCACCGCTTATCCTGGTGCCGGTCGCCTCGTCATGCAGGCCGCGCGCCCGGTTTTCTCCAAGATAGAGTTCCGACAGCGCCTGATATTCCCCACGGCTGGCAATGTCGCCACCCAGCTTGATGATGCCAGGGTTGGAAGCATCTCCTGCACTTGCCGCCGCGCGGGCCTGCAATGCCGACAACGTCAGTTTGGCAGCATGGCGCCGTTCGTAAGCCTGGCGCTGTGATGCAGCCCTGCTTTCCGTCGCGGCCATGTCGAGTTGCTGTGCCCGATATTCGGCCGACTCCTTCGTCGCCGCCCCAGCCATCAGCTGACCCGCGGCGCCCACTACTGCGCCAGCGCCAGACAACGTCGCCGCGGTACCGGATAGCGTCGTCCCAGCAATGGTCGCACCTGCAGCCTCTGCAGCTGTGGTGGCCAATGCCGCAAGGCTCGCGCCGATCGAAATGGGCTCGTCGTCAGTCATCGGCCTCCCCTATTCGCTGCGCCACACAAATGTTGTTCGTTCATTATCGCTTTCAACCGGCTTGAACCCAAGCCGTAACAGCCACCGCAGCGCCGGATCAGACCCGCTGTCCGCCGACGCAACAACGCTCTTGATGCCGGATTCCTTGGCCTCTCGCATGAGCCGAAGCCCCGCACGGTGTAGCGACACCTTGTATTTCCTCGCCTCATCAGTCAGTGCCGCAAAGGCTGCAATCGTGCCACCCGGCAACCATGTGAGGCCGCCCACCGCAATAACCCGGCCGGCAATCTCACCAGTGAGCGCCCGGACCCGCCACGGTAGCGGCTCACCAATGACGTGACGAATATCCTCTGGAGTGGATGGCCGGATCGTTACGATCATTTTTCGTGAGTCGTTATTGATACCACCACGCCCGACAAAGTCACCGGCCGGGGCGCCGCCGCCAGCATACACAATCTTGCATCAGTGTCCCACTCCCCCGGAACGGTCGTGACATCGTTATCATATTCATCCCAAATCTCATTCTGGCTGCCGGCAAAGTCTTCCTCGATCAGCGGCAGATCATCCAGTTGCTCGAATGTTTGCCCAACACACAGTGCCTGAGGGTGCATATTCTCCGCAATAAGCCCAATGGCGTTGATTTTCTTTCGCTGATTCAAAGCTGTGCCCATCTGCGCGCCGTAGGCGAGCTTGGCCGACACAAAGGGTGCATAGTAGCCGAGATAGACGATGATTCTGGTTGCCGTCTTGGAATTCGGCAGCGTCACCACGCCGGATGCTACAGTCACAGTCCCGATATAGCGCAGCTTGCCGCCCGTTGATCGATTTGCAAAGACCTCAGCCGGATAGCCATTGTATTTTGTGCCAACAGCAATTGTCGCCGCAGCCGTCGAATCATAGGAAAACGTCATACCACCGAGGCCCACAATGGCCGTAGTCACCGCCTCGGAAACCCCCGTGATCTGCCCGCCAGAAACCGTATAGCTTCCGAGGTCCTTGGCGTTGGCCCAAACCACGACCGTTTCGCCTTCGAGATGCGACAGCCCAGTGATCGTGGTCGACGATGCCTGGGATATGCTCACATACGCATCAGCCTGATAGTTGAGGCTCGCCCCTACACACTGGTCGCGGCGGGCCTTCTTCTCGATGAAGCGCTTCGTGCTACCATTGATAGTACGCTTGACAATGTAATAGACGCTGTCCTCGATATTGCCGGGGAGCACACAGACGCGCTCGATGACACCCAACGTCATGGATCGCGTCCAGCCCGTGACCTCATCTTGCGGTTCGCGCAACAGAATTGCGTCCTGCCCATCGCTGCGAACGAAGTGCATCCTGGTGTCGGGCTGACGCTGTACCGCGAGCGACACAAAGCCTGGAATGCCAATATCAAGATTGAGCTTGGTCAGATCATAGGAGACATAATCGCCGACCTGCGGGTCCGGAGCCAATTCAAACACCCTGCGGCCAGACTTCTCCACGAACACGCCGCGATTATCAATCTTGAGCGCCGGCAAGTTGGCTGACCCTTGAGTGCTCGAAGACTTCGGCATGGCGTTGGTAGGCGTCAATGGCTCATCCTGCGATGACGAGCGAACCGAAACTTCCGCCCCCTCGGTTCCGACCATCAGCCGGCCAAGCGGCAATATCCAGTTGATGATCTCAACTGTTGAGCCACCAAGCGTGCGTGATATCGGCCCGGAATCACCCTCAACCGTATCATCAAAGTTCGTGTAGTCATCCGATACCGACCCATCAATATCGTCTCGCCCCGCCCACCACAGACGGCCCTGATCAAGCGCGACAGCAGATGGATAGCCCAAACCGCTCGCCCACTTTCCAACCTTCCACGTCGCCTCAATATCCAGATCGCGTGTCGGTGTCAGCATTTCGGCATTGACCACAGTCGCAGATGAATAGCTGGTAACGCGGGCAATTCCAAAGCCGCCAACCTCGCCAGGCGATGACTTATAGCTGACCGTCACCGTAACGTTTCCTGACGTATAGTCAGACGCACGGTCGAATCCAAAACGAACCCACGTGATCACATTGTCGTGATCGGTGCCGAGTGTGACCGTCTTTGTCGTATTCGTTGTGGCCGAATCCTGTCGCGCAAACCCGTCCACCGCCGAATCGTATGAATGAAATGACCTGATCGTGCCAACCCACGTTCCGGTCGTCACCCAAGAATAATCGTTGTTAGTGCCTATCCCGTGCAGGCGAAATGCTTCCGTGAAGTTGTTCGCTGCCCCGATCTGACGAACCATATCCTGTTGGATCACTGGAAGCTTGATCAGTGATCCAACATCGCTTGACTTCCAGTAACTCGCGCCCGTCGTCAGCGTCACATTGCCGTATTGCGCCGAGAGCGCCATGGTGATCGGCGCAGCCCAGGCCGGCTTGCTGACAAACGGCCCCTTGTCGGCGCGATACTTGACGACCGACCACGAGTCGTTATTCCGTCGCTCGATCTGATACTGCGCGATGCCATCACACGCGACATAGACAATATCAGCGCTCTGCGCAATGCGCACGTAGCTAAGATCGTTTGCCGTCCATGGCGTCGGTAACTCCATTACTCCTGACGCCTCAACCGTGATCGAGTCAACAATCTTGTCCGTCCATGTCGCAGTGCTGAACCTCACATAGAAGGGTGATGAGGTGGGGGTGAATGCGATAGAGTGCGTGCCTGGCGACAGCGTGGTCTGCGAAATATATTCCGTCCCTCCCGACGTACTGCCTACTTGGAACGTGACCGGCCCGCCCTGCAGATTGGTGTCGCCAACAATAATGCGCAGACCATGCACCACGTTCTGATCGCCACCGGCAACCGTGACAGACCGCTCGCAAAACGCAGTTGACCCGATCGCACTGGCAGACAATGTAAGCCTGCCACCAGATATTGCAGCGCTGGCACCGGACGATGCGGTCAGTGTCCACCCCGCCGATGACGACATATCCCCATTGGTGACCACAGTTGCGACAGATGGCCGCGTGATCAGCGCATCGCTCTTCCACACCCGCATAACAAGGGCTGTCAATTCCAATAGCGCAGTGTCATGTGTGCCGAAGACAAACGGCAACAGCAGACCGGCCGCATCACTCTTGGTCGACCCGAGATAACCGAGGCCAGCCCGCAGGCTCATCGAGCCGATGACTGTCGCATCCCAGTTGACCTGACAACGCGCCGCCAACCGCAACTTCTCAACATCAACACGTGCCAATGCGGCGGGGGAAATCTCACCGGCAGAAAAGGCAAGCTGGGGCGCGTTGACGCGGGCCATCAGATCGTCGCACCGAAAGACTCAGACACATTACCAAATACAGGTATCCCGAGAACGCCAATCCTACACATCTCACACTCCCACTCGTCAAGCACGAGTCGAGACCATTCGGACGGAGTAACTATTAATCTTTTTCCAACCAATCCGGTCCTGTCATACAGGCAATCTTCTTGTACAATAAATTCGACGATCTTCACTGGGCATTGGTCAGTTTGCAACGGCCCCATCACAACTCTACCAAGAGGCTTTCGCGGCGCGATCCTATACCACTCAGGCGCATCACCTATGCAAAACTTGGCCAGCCATGTCTGTAGCTCACATGAATGCACCTGGCGGAATTTGGTCGAAATGCCAATCCAGTGAATACTGATTTGCATCACCTCCCCCACGCCACATTACGCGGCCCTCGATACTGCCCTGCGCGCGACTGCGCCCATGTGCCGGTCGGAGGCTGCATCGGCGGCTCGTCCATCGCATCCACTCCGCCAGCCACAGAACACGCCCTGATGGCCTGCTTCATCAACGACTCCACCTCGTCAGCCCCTGCATTCTTGATGCGCTTGGCCGCTCGGTAAGCCAGCCGAAGCGCCACATAGTCCGCAAAGGTCTCAGGCCATGCCGCCAGGTTGAGGCCGTAGCTGGCATTGTTGCTCACGTATTTGAAATACAACGGCGCTGCATCGCAATAGATCACGAATGCCTCATCGTTGTATCTGGCCAACAATGGGTAGAAGTTCTCATTGTCCGAAACCATGAAGGTCCGAACCCAGTCGCTCGGCTTCTCAAATGCGAAGGTATAGCCGAACTGCGGCGTGATTGTCGCAGATGCAGTCATTGAAACCGCGCGCATGGCGAAGTTCCAGAACCCGCGCGCCAGACAGTAGTTGACGGTGCTGGAGTAGAAGTCGTCCAACACGCGCCGGGGCTCGCGATTCTCGGACAATGAACCAAGCTTGCGCTCGCCAAGATAGGCCAGAGATTCATTGTATAGCGCGAGCTGGCTCGTCATTTACGCCGCCATCTGCTTGGTGTGCTCGGTAATCCAGTCGATCGCACCTTGCTTCGTCTGGTGCCCGGTCGAAAGAACGCCACCATCGATCTTGCGCACAACCTCGTGCACCCGGCGGCCGACATTCCATTTCGTCGTCAACGGCGAGGATTCCGGCATTTCCGGCTCCTTCGGCTGTGCACCCTCAACCACAATGACCTTGACGTACCCAGGACCAATCTCAGTCACAAGCAGCTTGACATACATCCCAGTATCCATCTTGCGCAAATGGATGAGATCGCCCCGCCCCTTCGGGTTGCCCTTGTCGTGGCCCATAAGGGTGCCGGCCTGGTCGACCCAGAAGCGTGGGTTGAGCGCATCCTCAATGGTCTGGTTTTCGTCGAGGTCCGCGTCCCACTGGTTATACCGGTAGGTCGCAGGGCCGAAGTTCTTGCCTGTCATGCGCGACATGCGCGCAGTCGGTTCAGTCATACTGGTTTCCTTTTTTCAAGCGGAACCGAGCCCGTGAGCGCTCACGAGCCCGGCGCCTAGCTCAGGTGATGGCGGTAACGGCGGCGACCGTAGCCGCCTGGCCGGATACCGATGCCACCTGGTATTCCTTCTTTTTCGGTCCGGTGGTCGCCACCACGATGACGAGGTCTGCAACCCTCATCCCCTTGGTAACGCCGTCCGAAAAGTATCCGGCGCCCACGATAGTCGCGTCAGCGTCGGAGGCGGTTTGGTAGTAGAACACGCGCGGGATGATCCCGCCGATGCCAATATCGGCCAGGATCAAATTGTCGGGAACGTATGCCATGTCGTTATCCTTTCAGTTGTGATTGGTTATTACGACAGGCCGGACGCCGAACCGTCGTGCTTGAGCTGCACGATGCCGGTGTTCTGCAAGACCTTGGCAGCGTGGAAGATGGTGCAGCGCGACCAGGAACTGTCCTGCTTGGCGTCATAGCCAATCTGGATAGACTCCTCGCCGATGTTGACGGCATAGCCAAATGCCGACCGGTGGAACATGTAGCACAGCTCGGAAGCAGTCCCAATGCCCGTGATGAGCGAGGAAATGGCCCAGTTGATGCCGTTCCAACGCCACATCTTGCGCATTGGCCCAACCATGGGCTTAACGTCCACGAAGTCCCCCGAGGAAAACTCCGTGGTCTGGTTGAGATGCGCCCGGAACGTCGGAGAGACGACAGCAAACATGTTGTCCTCTTCCTCGATCGGGACGCTTTGGTTGCCTAGATAGGCACGGGCCTTTTCAACCATGGCCAATGAGGCAGTGGCAAAGGCGCCGGTATCAATCGTGGCATTCGCAAGCTCCGCCAAGCAGATCAGATCGATGTCGCGATTGATCACGCTCATGCTCGCCTTGCGCATGATCGCCTTTTGATCACCCTGAGAGGCAAAGATGTTGAACCCGGTCAGTTCATACGGCGCATGCTTTTCGACCAAAGTCGCAGAGACCTGCGTGTTGGTCGGGTTGCCGTAGGGGATGAGACCGTTAACGCCGCGAGTCACCGCGGTGTCGGTGCCAGAACCGGCAACGAGGAAGGTCACAACCTGCCCCTTCGACATCGATTCCTTGGTCGACATGGTCCTGAAAACAGAAGCGCGCGTTTCGAACTGGTCGATGAACGCATCGCGATATTGGATAACTTGGGCTTCGACCGGCATGGGTCAAGCTCCTTTCAGAGTTCCTTTTGTCCTTTCGATTTGCCTCTGATCGGGTTGCCTGTGGCGTGGCCGTCTGGGTTGTCCGCAGTAACGCGGGGCCGTCAGGTCACGATTAAAGGGCCAACTTTGGCGTGTGTGCGTCTGGGTCCGGGGCCTTTACAGGGTTGTCCGGCGCGCGACGCGGCGCGTGAATTAGGATGTTCGCGGCTCCTACGCCGCCTGCTGACCGCGCGCTGACATCTTGTCCCGCGCCTCAATGAGCTTGAGCTCTTCAGCCTGCATCTTCTGGTCCTGGTCGTACCCGTCAGGGTTCTTCGACCTGAATTCCTTGATCTCGGCCAAGCGAGCATTGACACCAGCCGCTGGATCGCCCCCGCGCGACGGCAGAAGCGTTGCCACCGGATTGATCTCGCGCTCCATCGCAGCCGCCCACTTGATGAACGCAGGATGATTGCCGAGCGATACGCTCCGGCCTGGATCATCCTTGGTTGGCGCCGCAATGCGCGCACCGAGCAGTTGTGCATCAAAGCCCGCCGGCATACGGGCCAGCAAGTTTCCTACCGCATTGATATTGGCCCGATAGTCGGGACCCCACTCGTTACGGAGACTGTCGTCGGTTTCCTGTTTGAACTTGCCGTCAGTCTCCTCGCGCTTGATCGCGATGGCATCCTGAATCTTGTAGTACCGTTCAACCAGCTTGTTGAACGCAGTCGGCGGAATATTATCCTCATGCGCCGCAGCCGCAAATTCAGCCACGATCGGCTTGTCCTCATCCCCGAGCACGAGCCCATTCGGCAGAGCCAGCTTCTCCACATAGCCCTCAGGCTTCTCGGGAATGCCGTTGTCCTTCCGCCACTGCGCGACCTGCTCTGGTGTAGCTTCCTTCGGAAGCTGGGACTTCAGTTCACCGGAGGACTGCTTGAGCTCAAGCGCGCGCCAGCTCTTGGCCACGTCAGACGGTGCCGTAAAGCGGTCTAGCCTTTTACGAAAGTTGGCATCGCCAGGCGCTGTCTGATCCGCGAACTGGTCGCGCCAGTTGGCCGGGAAGGCATCAGCCACTACCGGCGGAACAACGCCACCATCGGCCACTGCCGGCGGAGGCAGCGATCCTGGCTGCACAATGGGCGGAACAACCGCAACAGCGGGAGGGGTAACGACAGGGGCAGCTTGCGGAGCAATGATGGTATCACTTGGCATTTGTTGGCATATCCATGTTGATCAGTTTTACAATCTGCAGTCCGACAAAGCGCCGGCCCTCCGCAAAGTCCGTGGCGCGCTGGCCATCCAATGTGCCAGGCCGAAAGCTCAGGTCATAGGTTCCGCACATCTTCTCGACCAGGAACCGCAGTGCGTGCCGCTGCTGGCCCTCACTGGCATGACCGGCATTGAGCGCCTTGATCGTGCCAATGTCAAAATCGTCATACGCCGGGGGTACCCACGGATCGCGTGGCGGGCCTCGACGAGGAGCCTTGCTCATGTCCCAGCCATCCCCGCCTGTTGCAACTGCTGACCAGCGGCACCGACCTGTTGCGCCACCTGGGCAGCCCCGCCAACAGCCTGTCCGGCCTGCATGGCCTGTTCCATCTGCTGATCCTGCTCACGCGCGGCGTCAGCCTGATCCTGGGGCACAATCCAGTTGGACGGCGCACCAGAACCAACGACCGCATCCCGGAAACTCTTCGAAACATCGAAGTCACGTTTGGCGGCGGGGTCAATCTGCACAGCCTGAGTCAATAATTGCATCGCAGTCACGAAGGCTTCAGACTTCGCGCGCTCTGCCGCCGCCTGCAACGGTGACTCAAAGTTCCAAACCACATCCTGACCGCGCAACGCCGCCGGCAGATTTTCCACAACATCGGAAAACGCACCGTTGTCCATCCCGAGATGAAACGTCTCCTCGCACAGTGCTCCATTGTACTCGACCTCAAGAGGCTCGAATAACGGCAGCGCACCACGCACGTAATCGTCAAAGAGCTTGGACACCTCGTACATGGTACGCTCTTTGTTGTCCTGGGTCGGGAGCGCAATCTTGTTGAGGTAGAATGCCTCAGCCAGCAGCTGCTCAATCTTTTCCGCCCGAAGCTCGCCAGATCGGAGGTCAGGATTGGACTTCCATATCGGCTCCAACGCCCCGCCAAGCCGCTCGTCATATTCCGCGTCAACCCAGGTCACCCCACCGGCGAACAGATTGACCCCGCCTGCAATCGCCTCCCGGGTCGCTTTCATCGGCGGATCAACAGACTTCTGGCCAGACTCCAGCAAGGTCAACGTGATCTGTTGCAGTAACCGCGCCTCAGGCAGGCCAACCACGGTTGCCGGTGAGTGAGCGTATTGCGTCCCGGACGGCGTCACCCAGCGCGGAATGATGTAGCCCAGCCTACGCCGCGGCAACTCCTCAAGGATGACATCGTTCTCACGGTCAATGTAGATCGATACGAACGGAAACCTCTCCTTGTTGACCTTCTTCTCCCCGTAATTGCCAAGGTCATATTCATCCGCCGGCAGAACAATGTGACGGCATTTCACGGGCCTGTACGGCTCTGTCTTGAGCGCCTTGTCAATTGCCGACGATACCTTATCACCGAACTGCTTCTTCAGCTCGACGGCCTCAAGCACCCAGTCGCGGTCAACGCGTTTGATCTTGAGCTCCGCATTCTCGCACCACACCGTGTCACGCAGGTGCCAGCTGCGATAGAGAATGAACCGCCGATTGCGCGACACATCGGGTGACAGAACACACTGGCCGAATATGGTGAAATCGTTGTCACCCTGCTTAGTAGCCCGCACAAAGCCGGAATCCTGAAAATTGAAGATGCGCAACAGCCGTTCCGAAATCGCATCCAGTGATTGGCGTGCTCCAGCATCGGTATTGATCCGATCGTCCATCGTCCTGGCATGCACCCACTGCTTGCCACGGGGGCGCAACATGGACGATATTGCATTACCGAGATCACGCTGTGCCAGCAACGGACGGCCAGTCATCAGATGAGATGCAAACTCCTCACCCATCGGAATAGGAGAGGTGAAGTCCGCCCGCATCGGCATGAAGTTGAGCGCCATCTCCTGCCAGAGCGACAGCAGAGGCTCACGCCGCTTGAACTCGCGGTCACCCTGTTCGGCAAGCTCTCGGCAACGGGCCTTCGAGATAACGGGCGCGTCAGCCATCAGGTTCCCAATGACTTCGCGCTGTAGGTGTCATACGTCGGCGCCGCAGCTTTGTCCCGCGTTGACGGCGCCGTCAGAATGGTCGAGGCCCGGCCAGCCCGCGCAAGTGCAGCTGCCTCAGCCGCGCGCCGCGCTGCCATGCCAGCCACCTCTGGATCAGGCATCGGAGAGGCAGGTGTTGGAGCCGGAACTTTTTGCTTGAACAAATTCATGATGATAGCCTCTTGAGCTTGGCATAGCCAATGTTGACTTCCGGCTCGCCGCGCGCGCGCGCTTCCCGCCCTCGTTTTTGCAGTTCAATTGACTTTGAACTATCCGCCATCATCGCCGCCCCTTCAGCTTAGCATAACCTAAATTTGCCTTCGCCGGCACGCTCGCCGGGTTGCTCCGGTTCATCTTCTCAATAGCCCGTTGCCCTTCAGTCAGGCACATCACAACCGTGTCGCCCTTGCCCGTCGAGCGGCCAAGACGCTTTCGTAAATCTTCCTTGCTCTCAATCTGATAGACACCACGAACCTGCAGCTTTTGAGCATCATATCGTACAGCTGCCAGGTCCGCCTTGAGCTCCGCGTCGTTGGGCAGCGCGATGGCCGAACCGCCCTGCTGGTCAGGGTCGAGCTCGTCCCGGAATCCAAACCACGCCTCCGCACGCTTGTTGGCATACGGAATTTTGCTACCACGGCTCACCTTCGTGGAACTGTTCGCACCGTTGTAGGCCACAAATGGGACGCGATTGTCGCCAAGACGGATAGAAATCTTGCCGCCATACCCACCACCAGTATCAACAACAACAGGGGCGTTATCGCGGCGAGTCGCCATAATATGCCCAAAGGCCCGGGCAGGGTCTGCGGTGATCTCTCCCTTGGCCACATTGAGCGGCGCATACCAGCCCCCATATCGCGCGCCGATGACCTGCTCATCCTTGCCACCATCGGCAGGGTCGATCGCCATGGCCGTCATCAGGAAATTCTTGTGTCCGTCAGGCCGCCACCGGGCCATTGCCGCCTCGATCCAGGCAGTCGGGATGAGCTGGAAGTCGTCGTCCTTAAATGCCGTCCGAAACCCTCCGAGAAGCTGCGAGCGAAACGGCTCCGGCATCGCGTCGAGAGTTCTTTGATAGTCGCTTCCAGCATAATACGGATTGTCTTTTACCTCAGCCGGAATGTAGGTCCGCGAGAACGGCCGGATTATCCTGCCCTGTATTTCACGCGTATCGTCAGGGCCAGATACCCACTCATCTTTGCCTTCCTCGTCCGACACAACCCACCGTAGTTCACCAGGCATGGCAGGATCGGGATGGGTAGGGTCAAGCCAAGGCGCAAACATCTTGACCACCCACAGACCCTCGGCCGTGAGCGGCGGATTGGTCGCCAAAATGGTGCGACACCGCTGGCCGGGCGTTTCTGTGCGCACCCAACCCATCAAAAACCGAATCTGCGACTCGGCAAAGTGCGTCGCCTCGTCAATCCCGAGCAGATCGCGGCCCTGCCCCATTGTGGCCTGCTCATCACCAACATGCTCGGCAGCACGGAAATTGATGATTTTCTTTTCGTTGATACGTAGTCGCGGCGGCGGCGAGCCGTTAAACCCAACTCGTGACCCGTGAATCTTCAACGCGTCATCAATCAGTCGTTCGAGTTGCCCATACTGCCGGCGCATGATCAGTGATCGTTCATGCTGGTTGAACGCACACCCGAGAATTAAAGAGCTCTTGCCACCCCCAGGTGAACCGCCAAACAACAGCACATCAGCGAGCGAGTGGTACGCCTCTGACTGCCTGCCCGGATTTGGCACCCACCTCATTCCAGCAGTGGCTTCGTTTGCCCCCTCGATGACAGCCGCCTGCTGTTCAGCCGGCAACGCCTTCAACCGAGCCTCAATGAACTCTACCTGCTTGCTCGGGTCCATTTCCCGGACCAATAGCCGAAGTTCATCGAGATTCAAGGCCCACCACCCATCACATGCAAACTGCGTACGCCTCGGCGCCCGTGGTGACGTTGGTCAACCGAATGTGTACCCACTTGGACGCATTCTGGCCAATCAGCCGAGAGACCGCCGTCTCGTTGGTATCATAGGTACCACCAGTCCCGGCATTGACCGTGATGGTCTCAGCCGCGTCAGCACCATTGACAATGTAACACCGGACGACATCCCCGACCTGAGCGCCAATGATCGCGGCAACCAGAAGGGCCGCAGTCGGGAGCGTGTCAGTGCGGGACGCGCCATTCGGATCACGCACAATCACGCCACCGAGGATTTCGGCCGACGTATAGGTCCGGGCGCCGGCAGTCGCATCCGACGTGAACGCGCCGCCGCCCCAGATTGGGGGCCTGGTCTGAAACGGGAATACCGGCCCGCCCACAAGGTCGAGGCCGAAACGGTTCCCGCGAATTGAACTCTGATAGCTGGCAGGTGATGGCATGGTCGTCTCCTATATGCGTGCTGTTGTTGTTGCTAGGCGGAGTACGCACTGTTACCCTGTCCACCGGACAGGCCGTCTATCTGAACCTGTCCGGTGGACAAACGCCGCAAATCGGATACTGTCCGGTGGACGGGCCGTTTGCGTCCACCGGACACAGCAGAAAGGCATAAAATGGAACCAATTCTCTCAATCATCGCCCGAATCCGGCGAGCAATGCCGCGTAACGTCGACATCATGGCCCTATGCCAAGAAGTCGAGAAGTCGCACCACCCTAAGTCTTGCCCGCCTCTACAGCCGGAAATCTGCCAAGTATGCGCCCGACGAAAGGCCAAGTGGGCAGCCGCAAAGCGAAGCTGGCGAGCCCAGGAAAAGCTACTCAGGCCGCTCAAACCATAGGTAAAACGTGCCGAGCTTGGTGGCACCGCCCTGCGCGACGGTGAATGTGAGTATCTCAGGCCCGGAATACATGCGATCCTCAATCGGCTCGCCAGCAACCGCATACAGCGATGCCACGCCCTGCTCGTCAGATGTCGCATGCCGCGGGAGCCGCTGGAATGCCGTGGTGCCAATATTGACCAGGTTGAGATAAGAAAACCCGCTCGTCTTGCCCACCAGCGTCACGTCAGCGCCGGTGTCCAGGGGCGTGCCGCCGTCCGGCACATACCGATATTGCTGCAGGAATCCACTAACCGTGAGTTCAATCGTAAATGCCCCGCCCGCCGATGTCACGACCGGGATGGTGACAATGTTCACGCTCATGACAGCTATCCCTTTGGTGGATCAGGAGTATTGAAGAGAAGAAACGCCAGGCGCCGGGCCGTGTCCGAGGCAGTCTGCTCGGGAATGAGCGGCTTGCCATCAGCGCCAGTCACCTCCTGTGTCGTTTTCTCGCGCCATTGGTCGGGCCGGCGGTTCTTCAGCCAGAATATAGCCGCCGTGGTGTCGGGGGGCACGTGCTCGATGAATGGGACCTCCAACGAAACCCCCTTATCGTTGAATATCTTGACGCTGTCGAACGAATAGCCGATCGCCCGATGGTACAGAGAACGCTCGACACGCTCGTCGGCGGTCTCCTTGGCAGTCTTTAAGGAGTGACAAAAATCTTGATGTTCAATTTTCCAGCGATGTATTGTTCGCTCAGAAACTTCAAAGAAATCAGCTATTTCCCTGTCAGTTGCGCCAAGTTCGCAAAGTTTCCTAGCCTTATCACACAATCCTGGATTATAATCAGGTGGCCTGCCTGTCCGCATTACTGTTCTGCCTCATCTGCCAATGGCACATCGCGCCATGTCATGACCTGCTGGTCGTCGTCTGAGATGTATCGTTGCTGTAGGATGGGCCGGCCATTGCGCTCGATGAACCGCAGGTCGGCATTGGCGATGGTGTGGCCCTGTCGGACGACATCATTTGGCTGCATTTTGCATGCGTCCTTTTGTCACACGTGTGTTTTTGCAGCGGTCGATCGACTGCGGTATGGAACCTGGGAGGCCGCCCGATACGATCTGGCAGACGCCGCTGCTCGCCTGTAGAGATACCTCCCGAGAACTTGCCGGCTCCTCGCATCTAGGATTACATGATATGGCTCCGCGCCGTTTCCGCACCCGTAAGGGCACCTCGTATGGTGTAGTCATGCGAGGCCTTGCGGGCTGGCCACTAACCAGGTCTTTGGTGGTCATTTACTCGGATGACATGGCATGATTGGGCCGGATCATTAACCATGCAGACGGAGTTGTTGTGGCGCCGTGACGGCTCCTGCACCCTATAATTTACGTACATTGCCAACATTTCAACCTACTGTCAAGTGTTCACGTTTCCGTGATTATGATCACGACTTTGTGATCATAATATGTGTTGACTTTTTGTGACCTCTCAGTTATTATGTACATACTGAGACGGCAACGGGAGAGAGAGATGGCCAAGCATATACCAGCTAATATCGCAACATTCGCGTCCACCCGCGAAACCAGCCCTGAAATTGCGTTGGCAATATTTGAAATCGCCAGCGAGGGTGACGAAGATAGGATGTGGAATGAACCCACTCCGGAAGAATTTAAGTTGATATGCCTCACAGCATGGCGCAACACAAACGAGACAGTGTTGCATTGGGGCAACACAACGATAGATATCAATTCCGAGTATTTATAGCTGCGGTTGCTCTGCGCCCGACGCTATTCACGGGCGCGAGCAAATTCAACCCCGGCGCCGGCCTCGGGGGCAGAAAGGCCGGCAAAACCGCCCTGAGGCGCAAGAGGAATGGCCCGTGACCTATTTCCCAGCCCTCCGCCGCGACTACATCCTCTGGCGGCTAAGTACCGCCGGAGAGGTGTCCAGGATGGATGTGGCCCGCACATTCGGGATGTCTGTGTCAATGGCGACGCAGGATTTTGACGCCCTGCTCGCCGAACATCCAGTCTTGGCCTATAACACCACCCGTCGGCGCTACATGCCGACGCGGCCTATAGCAGCCTCTCCGAGGTTAGCCAAGCTGGCCGATGCGCTGGAATGGTCCTGATTCCTCCGGTGGTTCGTCGATGTAGCATCGCCCGACGACCACGCAGGCGGCTATCACATCATCGTGATCTGTAAATGTAACGTGGATTTGGCCATTGGCGCCATGCGCATGAGCCCTTGCTATACGCTCTGCCAATAGTCGCAGGCGGTCACGCAGCTTGTCCCGCACGTCGGCGTCGGTAAATGTTGCGCTCATATCACTCTCCCTAGAGCGTTTAGCCCAATTCGGAGGTTGGCAACGTCAGCCTCCGACACCTGTGAGATTGGCCGGTCGTCGACGCATACGGCATAGACGATGTCCCTCACCGCAAATCCGTGATCGCGGCAAACCTCCATGAGGGCCCGGTAGCCCTCCGACCAGCGCCGGCGCACAGCAATGATATCCTCCTCGTCTATCTCCTCTGTGCATGCCATACCAGGGACCATGATGGCTGCCGGAGATTTTAGCCCCTGGTGGAGGTAGCCCATGACTGATGCGTGCCGTCGCACGAGCTTGGCCCATGCTTCACCGACCGAGAACTGCCGTTCGCTGATGCCGCCTCGCAATTTGATCTGTCCCAGCGTATAGCCAGCCAACGGGTTGAGCGCCTCGCTGGCGAGCACTCCGGCCGCGACGGCGTGGCGGCGGCGGACGGCCAGAACCTCATTGCTGACCGCCTCAGGCTGTCTGGTGTAGGTTCCAGCCGCATTGCGCACGGCAGTCGTTGACCGGGGCCGGCCAGGCCTGAGCTTCCATCGCTTTTTACCCATTTCGCTCTCCATTTCGCGGGTGGAATACAAGCGTCAAAAAGCTCGTTACTATGTTGCGGGAGAGCTTTGGCGCGCTTCCACGGCATTGCGCGGTAGGAATATTGTTCATATCACCGTCTCCTCTCTGACCTGCTCCTGGCGCCGGCGCTCCATCTCGGCATGGAGCAGCCGCTCCACCAGGTGCTCTGGCAGCTGTGTAAACTTGGCAATCGACACAGTATTGAACCGTTGCGTCCAGAATCTCAGGATGTCGTCACTTATGGTGCAATCCTCAGTCATGCCGCAGTCCCGTCTTGGCGCCCATACCAGTCCTCCAATGCTTTGGCCGGCGACCATGATTTGTACCCGTCCTCGTAGATCACAAGGTAGTCGCCGACGCCTGGCATTCCGCGCGCAAAAAAACCTCCCCGAACCGCGATTGCGCATGGCGCCCCGTTGCGATCCTCCACAGTTACGATTGATGTCCCCTCACCATCGTCGTTAACTATTTGCACCGGGAGAATTTTCCCGGCTTTGACGATCTTGTGACATTTCCAAGTAGCTAAGTCGCTCATAGTGATTCTCCACTTTCTTCGCGCCGGAATGGCGTCTTCATAGAACCGCCTCGTCGTGCCGCGCGTAGAGGCGCTGTAAATCCTCGACCGTGAATTTCTTGAACTCGCCAGCCTTGCGACCCATCACCACCTGCCGGCCGGCGTAATTCTCGTACACCGTCCCACGTTCATTCGGCCCGAGCGGGCGGCCGTGCTTGGCGACCATCGCGTCGAAGTCTTCTCCCGGCGGGAGGAGTGGTCGCGGAAGTTGCGGAAGTGGCGTCATCTCGCGGTAGTGTTTGATCTTGTCGAGACGCGCGACCTCGGTGTCGCAATGGCTCACGACCTCGGCAATCGATGGCGGCCACTTCGACACGCGCTGAATGCCGGTCACGGGGTGCGTTGCAAAATCGATAATCGCGTCGGCATAGCGCTCCAACACCATGCCAACCTGGATCAGGAACCCGTCCGGGTCAGCGAAGTCATCGCGACGATATGAGCTTAGGACTTGGCGAGATTTCGCCGAAATCCAGGCTGAGCGGCGTGGGTCCGCTAGAACCGGGGACGTAGGCTTGGGCGGCTTCCATTCCGCCGAGCTTGTCGATGAGTCGGTCGGCCGCTGCGATGGCTGATTTGGGGTCATTGGCTTTGCTCCGGGATGCTGCCGCGACGTATTCGCGTGGGTCATGTTTCGTGGATGCCGTCTCGATCACGGCGCGGGCGAGCGGAACTTGGTATTCTTTTGCCTTCAGTAGGGCTGTGAGCAAACCACCGGATTGCTTGCCGCAGACTTGGCGACCGCGGGCGTAATACGCTTTTTCCAACTCAGCCTGCGTTGGTCCGTCGCAAGAAACAGGTTCTTTACCTGTTTCTTGGTTCTTACTTTCTTTCTTAGAGGGCGGAATTGTTACGTTTGTTACGTCACGTGACGTAACGTTACGTAACGTTACGTCACGTGCTTTGCGTTCACGGTACTGGGCTTGGCGTTCGGCCGCAGAACTACGCTTTGGCACGGAACCTTCCTCGATCTCGCGGATTGCCGTAACAAGCGCGTCACCTGTTACGCCCGCCTTGATGAGTTGCAGAAGGGTCGGCCAGATCATTGGACGGCCCCCCGCGCGCGCCGGGCGTCGTCGGCACCTTGTCTTCCCGCCAATATCGTGAGCACGCCCTGAAACTGCTCAGGGGTCAGTTTGAGCGAAATAAGCGATTGCATTTCGGCAGGGCTGATCATGATTGCCGTGCCTGGGACGCGACCAATCGCGCAATGCCGTTCGCGTTCTTGAAAATTTCAGACCCGGTGAACCTGATCAGCGGAATGCCAGCGGAATCAGCTGCGGCGTTTTTGCGCGCATCCCTTTCCAATTGTGTCTGCGTTGAGTGCCACTCACGACCGTCGCATTCGATAAACAGGACCGGCAGACCGTCGCGCATGAGAGCAAAGTCCATCCGAAAGCCCCGCCAAGGATGCTGTGGAACCAAAGTCAGTCTTGGGTCTTTAAGGTGGATGAGAAGGTACGATCCTAATTCAAGCTCAATCGGGCTTTCGCATACGCAAGATAGTTCCAGCGCTTTTTTATTTCGCAGGACTTCTTTCTCGGCGATGTTTGCGAGGTGATCGAACCCGCCCGGCCCAACGATTTCCTCCCGCCCGTGGTCGCGGTCGTGATTCTCGGATAACCATGGGCGGCCAATGTCATTCACTCACCACCCTCCCCGTAATCTGGCGGATGCCTGCATCAAGACAACAGACACGCGATTTACCAGCGCTGGATCAACGCCAGCGCGTATCAAATCAGCTATGAGATTGGGGTCATTCATTCCGTTGCACCGGAGATATTGGCGGGGCCGTCACGGTGCAACGTGACAAGCGCCCGCCGTATTGATGCCGAGGATCAGTCGACGCGCCGAATATGCGGCGGCACGTGGCGGATGTCAAGGGGGGTGCTGGCGGGCCATCCTCGCTATCTGGTCGTCGGTCGGTTTCAGGTATTCGATACTCAAGCATTAATTATCAATTAACCCCTTACGGGGTATAAGGGGTTTTTTGCCTCAAAACGGGATGTGATCGCATTTTCCGGCTCGCGGCATTGCTGCCCCGCATTCCGGGCACCTGTCCGGGTAGAGGGCGTGATCCTCCAATCGGCTCCCATGTCTCACCATCCATGTGCCGATGTGGTATTTTAACCACCGCCAGATACTGACGGGGGAACCCTGGCTCGGGTGGTCAATCCATAGCATTTTTTGGTAGTGGGTCATTTTGATTTTTCCTTTATCCTCCTCCGCCCCGGCCGGCGGGTGGCGCGATCTGCCGCAATCCAATCATCGGCTGCCCCAGGGGACACAAACCCGAACACGGTTTCCGACTCACCATACCGGACCAGCTTGCGGACCAGATAGCCTTCGCTAATTCGTTCCCGCTCAACTTGGTATTCAACCCCATGGACCGAAATGAATTTTAGTCAAGCATTATAGGTCAGTTTGCAGATTTACGCAAATCTGGTATACTGAGCCTATGACCTTAGAAGCCAAGACATTTCGCTCGCCCTGCCAATTTATTCAGGCCCTTTTGGATGAGCGAGGCTGGACCCAGCGGACGCCATTTTTTGCACCCATTCTTTTATTGCCAGTCCTGCCGGGGTGCCAATTTAGCTCTACGTCCGCTGCGATTTTGTAGGCATCAGCTCCTGCTGACCCGGCAGGGTGGTATCCTCCATATTGATCTCTGACGCCGCCATTTTTGTCCATCCGGCTTCGACCATCAGAAAAATCGTATTTCTCGTCTGCAGACCAGCAACATCCAGGGCAGCCGTAGGGACCGTGAATAATCCCAACACCAACATCGACTTCATCTCGGTGGCACTCCGTGCCACATTTAGGGCAGTTCATGGTTTGCCTTCCTGTATCCAGGGCTCGCCTACCCCAAACTCGTCCTCCGGACCATAGATATCGACCTCGCAGAAATTTACCAACCCCAATCCTGGATCGCGCAGGATGCGGCAGTCGTCGTTTTTTTTATCGTCCTCGACAAATTCTCGGCTGACCAGCCCGTCTTCGATCAGCTTAATGCGATTGGTAATATCGTACTGGAAATCATGAGGCAGACGAATCGTTAACGCCCACCGGCCGACAATCCACGTGGCCTGTCCTGCCGGCTTGCCCCTATTCGCCCCGGCGGCGAGCGTATATGCGTCGGCGGCAGCCAGCCATGTCCGAGTGGCCTGCGCGTACAGGCGCCCCTTGCCCTTGCCCCCTGTGCGGTTTCTATAAGCGCTGTTGATGCTTGGTGGGATAGGGAGACGGATGGTTTTCATGTGATCACTTTTTCGTGATGTGATATGGGTAGAGCTGAAACCATCGATCGTCATACTCACCGGGGAGATTCCACTTTTCGAACTTTATCATCGTATATTCCGGGCCGACTGATGACACTACGCCATGGCCCATCGTCTGGTGATTGACATGGTCGCCGGCATTAAAGTCTGATCTTTTTGTCATCTGTTGTCACTTTTTCGTAATGGGTGGATTTTCTTTTCCATATTGCACCAAGAGGTTTAGACCATGTGCGATTTGGTGCGCGTCATGCTTGGCATATGAGTTGCAGCCATCATCGTTGTCTGTCGCACTCTAAGTGGACGTGGCTGGCGTTTTATGACGATAATATTGCTCATATGAGCCCTCCATGTTAGGTGTCGTCGAGCACAGCCTTTTCCCATGCATGTTCGCATGGCGTTGGTAGCCGCTCTCCTGGATCGTATTCTCCGTCGATCCACATCGCACATTGAGCGACAAATTCAGGCGTGCATCTTGTTTATCCTGTTGTGTCATTTGCTGTTTCTCTCCCATCCAGGCCCGCCAGCCGCATGTTTTCATGAGTCGTCGTTCGGATACGGAAATGGTGCCCCGCAATATTTACACTCGCGTTTTGTGAAGTTCCAGCAATGCACGCCATCGCTAGCAGTCGGGCAAGCGCTGAACAGTGCGGCGAGCCTGGCGGCGGATGTATTTTCTGCCTCTGCGATCTCTTCCTTAGTCATGTGCTTTCCTCTCCCATGGTTCCCCTCCGGCTACTGCTCTAAGGCGGATGGTCTTGAGCCCGAGATCGATCGAGCCCCCCAAATCGGCTTGTGCGTCATAGGCTGTTTCGGTTTTCCACCACTCGCCATCTAAGGCGGATGCACATTTTTTATTGAGCCATAGGCATTCGGTGCGCGGCCTAGCACCGTCTGCTAGGGCCAAAATCTCTACCCTGCGCCAATCAGATAACAGCGAATCATAAATTGGGCTCGGGTATCCTGACAAAATCACCATTCCCTTTAATGTCATTAGGCGGTTGAGTAATTTGATGTGCGATTCCGTGGTCATTTCGTAACGGTATTGATGTTTTGTCGTGCCCATGGCCGTTTGCCCGCGGGTTTCCGGCAAATAGGGCGGATCGACATAATGCAGCGTGGTCAGGCCATCGTGTGCGGTCATGACCTCCCATGCATCTCGACTCTCAATCACCACACCTCGCAGACGATCAATTATGGACGGCAGAGCATCTGGATAATTTTTCCAATCGTGTGCCGGTATGGTACCGGAACGGTTCGAATTCGCGCGAAACCCGGTCGCCGCGTAATTGGCTAATACTGAGCGAGATGATGAATTAGAGCCAAATCCCATGAAGGACCTAACGATCAATCGTCGTGCTTGCTCAATCGGATCGTCAGACGGTTCGGCCGCAGCGACAAATTCGACGCGCGAGAATGGCGTTAAATATAACAGATTCAGCAGTTTCGATGCGGCAACAGGGTCACGCAACACTCGGAATAGGTTGACCGCCTCATTGTCGAGGTCGTTGTAAATCTCGGCATAGCTGCGCGTTTTGCGAAGCAAAATACTCGCAGCCCCACCGAACGGCTCGACATAGATGCGGTGAGACGGAAAGTGGCTGATGATCCATGGGGCCAGTCGCCATTTTCCGCCATGCCAGCGCAGTGCTGGGCGCCGTGGTGATGTCATTTCTCTCTCCGCAGCCACCTCATCTCGGGCTGGCCGCTATGCGATTTGTCCCAGACCAACCAACAAAAATCCTGTGTACCACCAGTCGCCTTGCCGCCGGCGCTGATGACGTGCCCGGGCGGCATGGATGGTCGAGGGGTCAGAAGCCAAACGCGCGCCAACGGCGTGTCCTGGAGCCAGCGCGCGGCATTCAGGCGCGGGACGATCCAGAGCATTGCCACCTTGCGCGTGGCGAGCTTGAGCGCGTGGTTCGCAAATTCGCTAAATTTATCAAACGGTGGGTTGCTGACGATGTTATCGGTTGGTTCGGTACATTCAAAAAAATCCCCCCACGGACATGTTCCCGAGGGATCATAGCCGCGATCTTTGATGTCAGAATAAAATGGGGTGTAGCCTGCCAACCTGGCAGCGTCTGGAATACGTCCAAAACCACAGCATGGGTCCCATACTGGACCGTCGAACTTCTCAACTTGGAACAGTCTCTCACTGCACCAAAAAGGTTCCACATAATGTTCGTGCGTTTCCCGCTCGAAAATGTGGGAAAGCTTCGGCTTCATGACTTCCTCATCTCGCGATATGCTATGCGCAAATGAGGCCCGCAGTAGGGCTTACCGTCCACCACTGAGGCGGCGCAAAACAGGTGCCGGCCGGTCACCGGCTCCTCGCCGACGCCCCAGCGGCAGTCATGGTTGCCCAACTCCAATAGCGACTTGCCGGTGACAGATTGTTCAACTGCCGGCGGCGATGGCTGTATCTGCACTTTGACATCCTTCGGCTTGGGCCGCTGCGATAGATTAATGACCCTCTCGAACCTTGGCTTCTTGGGCTTCTTGGGCTTCTTGGGCCGCGCCGGCTGCACATGAATGCCAAAGAATTCCTTATGCCGGCTTATTATGCCGGCGACAGCGCCACGGCTGACACCGAGCACGAGCCCGATATCGACCATCGTTTTCCCATTATTGCGCAATGACCGGGCAATCTCCATGCTCTTGGAATCCCAGTTCATGCCGGGCACCCAGCGTGAAGCGTCCGTAATAGCATTCGGCTGGGCAAATTATTATTCATTGAATGTCTCCAGAATGGAGGTTTTTAATGTTTCTATTTCTGCATCAAATACTGGATCAGCCGCGCGCAATGCGGCGATCTTTCGTTTAGAATGCAACTGGGTGGTGTGGTCGCGATTTCCGAATGCCCTGCCTATTGCAGGCAGCGAACGACGTGTCATTGTGGCGCACAAATACCCCGCAATCTGTCGGGGCCGGACTATGTTCGCTGTGCGGCGCGCGGACTCCATGTCGAGCATCGTGACGCCATACGCCTTCGCGACTACGCGCTTGATGTAGTAGAGAGATGGGACAGCATCGAGAAGCAGATCGCACGTCGCGCCTGAGTCGACGACCTTGGATGATTTTGGCCGGTTCTTTTTTTCATGATCGACCACCTCCGTGGCCTCCTCTGTGGTGGCATCGACCGCCTCGGGCATAAAAATTGGCTCCCATGGCAGTGGTATTGGCCGCGCGTTCAATCTTTTTTTTCGCTCCATCCTTTCCCATCGCTGGGGAATCCTAATCATTTTTTCGTCGATCTGTACGCGTGGCATTTGTCCTCCTGTATACCCAGGTTTCTCTCCCACCTGGAAAGTCACGCCTAGCATATGTCCGGCGTTCGACGCCTCCGGTAACTCAGCAACCACGGGGTTTAGACCGCGGCACACCTGGGCGTTACCGAATTCATCGCGCCACTCTTTCGAGGGCGCCATATAGATCAGGCCGCAGCTTACGCGGCTGGATGCCGGTCAGCCTGGCCACAGCCTGGATTTTGTCCGGGCTGATTTTGCGCTCGCCAGACTCCCAGCGAGCGATTGTAGAGTTGGCCACGCCCAGATATGACGCCAGCCATGTCTGGCTCACACCCTGAGCAACACGATATTTATAGAGAGGATTTTCGTTCATGTTCCTTATTTGCATACGGCCAATTCGGTGTCAACAATTATTTTTGCCATCCTGTCACTTTTTGTGTTGACAGCGCTTTGACACAATGTCAATATCGAATGATGCAGACACTAATCATTGTTTCGAACCTCATCCAGGCAGCATGCTTGGTCGGGATAACAATAATCATGATCATGATTATCATACGAGGACAAAATAAAGATGAAAATAGACATAAGAAATAGACTGTCGGGCAATGTGCAGATGACAGCCGAAGTTGATTGTGCTGATGATACTGCCGCCTCAGTAAAGCTTGGGCTGGCCGTCAAATGGGCGATTGGCGCGGGCGCCGATCTCTCTGGCGCCGATCTCTCTGGCGCCGATCTCTCTGGCGCCTATCTCTCCAGCGCCGATCTCTCTGGCGCCAATCTCTCTGGCGCCTATCTCTCTGGCGCCAATCTCTACGGCGCCTATCTCTACGGCGCCGATCTCTCCAGCGCCGATCTCTCCCGCGCCGATTTCTCCAGCGCCGATCTCTCTGGCGCCAATCTCTCTGGCGCCAATCTCTCCAGCGCCAATCTCTCCCGCGCCGATCTCTCCCGCGCCGATCTCTCCCGCGCCGATCTCTCTGGCGCCGATCTCTACGGCGCCGATCTCTCCCGCGCCGATCTCTCTGGCGCCAATCTCTCCAGCGCCGATCTCTCCAGCGCCTATCTCTACGGCGCCGATCTCTCCAGCGCCGATCTCTCCAGCGCCAATCTCTCCCGCGCCGATCTCTCCCGCGCCGATCTTGGAACCCAATGGGTTATCCAAGGGCCAATAAGGTCTGACGGATATCAATTTCTGCTGATGAAATTAACCGGCGACACCGAGCCCATGATCCGCGCCGGCTGCAGGTATTTCACGGTATCTGCAGCCATCGAATACTGGAATAAGAAGCGAGGCGGAACTCAGCTAGGTGAGGAGTCAATAGCAATCATCAACCACCTCGTGGAACTCCAGCGCATTCGGGTGCGCCCTATCGATTAGCTCCGACCGACCCGGCCCCGGGGATCAGGGGCAAAAACGGGAATACTCAGTTATTATACACATACTGAGACAGCAACGGGAGAGGGCAAAATGAAATTTGAGATCAAAAATAGACTGTCGGGCAATGTGCAGCTGACAGCGGAAATCGACTGTACTGACGATACTGTAGCCTCAGTAAGACTTAGGCTGGCCGTCAAATCTGCAATTGGCGCGGGCGCCAATCTCTCTGGCGCCGATCTCTCTGGCGCCAATCTCTCCCGCGCCTATCTCTCTGGCGCCAATCTCTCCCGCGCCGATCTCACCCGCGCCGATTTCTCCAGCGCCGATCTCTCCAGCGCCAATCTCTACGGCGCCTATCTCACCGACGCAAAACTCACCGACGCAAAACTCACCCGCGCCTATTTCACCGCCGCCGATCTCACCCGCGCCGATCTCACCGGCGCCGATCTCTCCCGCGCCGATCTCTCCGGCGCCAATCTCTCCCGCGCCGATCTCACCGGCGCCGATCTCACCGGCGCCAATCTCTCCCGCGCCTATCTCGGAACCCAATGGGTTATCCAAGGGCCAATAAGGTCTGACGGATATCAATTTCTGCTGATGAAATTAACCGGCGACACCGAGCCCATGATCCGCGCCGGCTGCAGGTATTTCACGGTATCTGCAGCCATCGAATACTGGAATAAGAAGCGAGGTGGGACTCCCCTCGGCCAGGAGTCGTTAGCCATCGTCCATCATCTGATGGAGCTTCATAGAATAAGGAACGAAAAATGAAAGACCTGTCACGAAAGTCTCTCGACACCATCTGCAACATATCTGTTGCAGCATCAATCCATTGCACAGAAATGATCGGTGCGGGCCATGCCGCCCACTTCATGGCTGGAAAAGTTTCGCCCGAGGTGTTGCTGTATCAGCTATACAAAATCCGCGAAAGCTTTGCCAAGGTCGGCGCCGCCATGGCCAACATCGACGCCGTCATTGACGAGGTCGAGGGGCGCGAGCCTGTTGTCGTTGATGAGCAGGATGCCGCGTAATGTCCCAGCGCTCGCTATCGCAGGCAGAACATGCCGCCCTGACGGCGGCAGAACAGGACGAATACAGCCGTCAGGTCAGGGCTGCCAATCCGCATCTGTATGTGCCGGATGGCCAGATATGGTCACGATGGGTTGCAGCAACGCAGGCCGGGCTGCAGGATGATTACCAGCGCGATTACCGCGCTGCGGAGAGCTGGGACAAAATCAGGAAAGAGAGGCGGCTATGACCCACGAAATCATCGCATACGCTGCCGTAATCATCATGATAGCACTGCTCATCGCAGTGCTGGCAATACAGGTGGCAAAATGAACACGATGAGACGCAAATCGTATATCATCGAGCAATATAAGGATGGCTGGATATCCAGACATCTGGCCGTCATCTGTCTGCGCGCCATCGGGTGCGCAGTTCATGAGATTGACACGCTCCTGGATAGTGAAGCAACTCAATTTGGAGTTCAGAAATGAATGAAATCACGTCGATGCCTATCCCGGTAACCAATCCGATGACACTGCTCGCCAGCGCGTTGGAGCGTGGGATGTCTACCGAGACCATCGGACAATTGATGGCGCTGCAGGAGCGATGGGAGGCCACGCAAGCGCGTAAAGCATTTGATGCGGCTGTTGCCGATGCCAAAGCTAAGATTGGCCCGGCTGCGCGAAACAAGACCGGCCATAACAGCAAGAAATACGCCGACTTCTCGGCTTACGCAAAAGTTGTTGATCCAATTATCACGCAGCACGGTTTGTCGTACCGTTTTCGAGCGAAGCAGGACGGAAAGATTATCGTCACATGCATACTGTCGCATCGGGCGGGACACTCGGAAGAAACGACGCTCGAAGGGCCGGCCGACGTATCCGGGAACAAGAATGCTATCCAGGCGATCGGATCGACACTCACCTATCTGCAACGGTATTCTCTCGTGATGGCCCTCGGGCTTGCCGCATCCGATGATGACGACGGTAAAGCGGCAGGGGTTGGCGAACTCATCACAGACGAGCAGGCCGCAAAGCTGACAAAGATGCTCGCCGACAAGGGCCGCACGCCGGAACAATTGTGCAAAGTATTCAGCATTGATAACCTCGCAGAACTCCCGTCCCGCAGCTATCAGGTTGCGCTCGACAAGATAGCCGGAGCACAACCAATCAAGAAAGATGCTGTAGTATGAAAAAATCGAAAAAGCTCCCTATCCTTAAATGCAACATATCCATATCTGTTGGTACAGATGGTGTTTGGCTGCACTTCAAAACTTTTAGTAGCGAGGCCTGCATCAACGTGCCGTCGCTAATCAAAAATCATGGAATAATCGGATCGACAATAGCGAAGTGGTGTGTCGATCGCCAAGAGCAAGCAAAGATCAAACAAAGAGGGATACAGCATGAGCAACGACCTGATCCAAGTTGACGTTTTGGTGCCGGCCGATGTCTTCAAGCCCGGCGCCGTTGAGGTTTTGATTGCCGATGTCGAGCACAAGGTGCGCGCAACAGTCATCGACGCCA